GGGGTGCAGGTGCTACACTATGCCACGGATGTAGAGTAGTAATATCAAAGGGATTTACTAAGGATTTAAGATGTGAGAAATGCACAATATATTAGCCATAATCGGTAAAAAACCGACTAAATGACTAATATATTACACTTTTGGAGAAAAACATTTAATTATGGAAGAACAAGAAACAGGATGGGTAAGCGCCCTTATTAAATGCGATTTATGTGGTCATGAGTCATTGTCAGTACACCATGTATCATGTGATAAACTTGAGTGTGTTAATTGTGAGCATATGTCTCACTATGAGGTATTAGAAAATTATAAATAAACAACAATGAAATACGAACTAAATGTAAAATCAGACCACTGGAGAAGCTGCTATACAATCCGATTGAAGTATGCGTCAGGAGTAGAAAAGTACAGAACTAATCGCTTACCAAAAGACGAATTTGAATCGATGTTGAATTACACCAATGATGATTGGGAAAAGTACCTAGACACATCTGATAACTATAATCTAGTAAAATGAAAGCAATTTTAGAATTCGATGACGAGCAGGATCTCAGGGATGCTATTGACGGATGGAAATGGAAGAATGTAGCCTGGGAGCTAGACAAAGAGCTTCGCAGTATACTCAAGCATGGGCACATCGGTAGCAGAGAGGCTACAGAAGCAGAGATTGAAATGGCAGACTACTGCCGAACAAAACTTAGAGAATTAATTAGCAATGATGCATTAAATTTAGACTCATGACAGAATACGAATTAGACTTAACGTCAGAAGATCTCGGAGAGATTATAGAAATAATCAGAGTGCAGCACTTTAAACTACACGCTGAACCATTCGCTAAGAAGATAGGATTGAAAGAAAATGTTCTCCTGTCAGTAGAAGAAGGGCGAGGCCCACACGGATTACTCGCCCTAAAGAAAATTAATGAAGCCTTCCATAACGTGAAGGTTACTTTTAAGGTACAGGTTACCTAACCTTGGCCACGGTTTCGTTTCTTATAAAGCTTAGAACCCTTAATCTTTGAAGACTTGGATTTGCTATGCACGCCAGGTCTTTTCTTTTTAGTGGTCTCTAACTTAATGCCAGTGTTAATCTGCTTTGCCATTACTTAAAGAATTTACGTTTCTTGTCAGCACGGTTCTTAGATTGTGACTGACTGATAGTTTTAGTTTTAGAAATGTGGGCGACATCGCGATTATCCCTATTACCATGCGTCCCGTTCTCACGGTTTATAGCCTGTAGAACTGCACGATATTTCTTTCTAGCAGGTGTGTCCTGATACTTAGTGTCGTAAGCTACTTTCTTCTTACGAGCCTCAGGGTTCTCCTGATAGTACTTCGCACTCTTAGACTTACCTGTCTTTGTGCCTGCTAGTTTATTTCTCATTAGAATTCATTTATTAGACAGTAGCTAACTGACTTCTCAGTCTTTAGCAACTTGATCATCGTTTTGTACTTGTCTACGTTGTTCACTACTTGGCAACCAGCTGACCACCAGCCGATGTTAGTTCCTGATGGTTTACTTAGGTCGTAAGTGTTTGGGTGGAAATTGATCCCGAAATAACCTTCCTGAAGCTTTCCTTGCTCTTCTGATTTATCATCCTTGTCGGTATCTCTGTATGCCTTAACCTTTGCCCCCAATTGTAATAAGGCTTCGACCTTTCCTTGGTGCTTACCAAACTTCCACACATTATAGTACCACTCCTCTGATTTGAGGACACCAGCTCCGTCTTTGTTAACTTTTTCAAATTGCTTTAGTGTAGGTGTTCCAGGATTTGTAGTTCCTGAGGTTACTATAATGAATTCTTCCCCCTTGAATAAATAAAATTTGTCATCAAATGAGTTGGGTTTATCTTCATTTGATCGAACACCTAAAAGCCAATAACCTTTAGGTACTTCTTTGAATGATTTGAGTTCCTTAACTCTAGCAAGTAACTCCTTATCAGTAAATGTTCTTACCGCCATTTGTCAATAGATTTATTCCAAACAGTTAATCCAATTGCAGTAGCTGAATAAGTTAGTAGTCCTACAAAAACAAATTCATGCACTTTAAAGTCTTTAAATAATGGTAGTAATGCATAAGCAATAGCTGCCCAGAATGAAGTGAATGCGCTCAATCTTTTGATTGACCATTTACCATTAGGCTTTAACGTATCGCTTATTAATTTTTTTATCATTTGGTAGAATTGCATATAATCTTTCCGGAATATCTATTCGTGTTTTTGTTGCCTGTCGGAAACTCTGTTCTTTGTAGCAGTCATAAAGAGCTGTTTCGACCTTATTCAATCTGTTATCTGTGTGCCATAACCATAAAGCGAGCACTCCAGTGACTCCGTATTTTTTTACAATCGTAACGAATTCGGTCATTTCTAAACTAAGCTTTACGTTCTACATTCTAGTTATTCGCTTTAGATAATTAAAAGCGAAGTATACAATAGCAAAAATAATCAAAAAAGCTAATGTGTTGTTTAGAAGCTTCTTCCACCATGGGTACTTCTCATAGTATTTTACAGGTACTTTGTGTTCTACAATTTTAGTAATATATACAGGATCACACTTGCCTTGTACATATACTTTTTTCTCTTTGGGTACATACCAAGTTTTAACAGTCACTCTATCTTTTGTAACGGTTATAGTATCAATAAGTTGATTAATAGTAACTACCGTATCCACTTCAACTTTTGGAATGTATAGTGAAATAGTATCATGTATTGTTACAGTGTCAATATTCAGTAAGTATGGATACTTCTCAACTAAACGTGTAAATCTTTTTATAGGGCTACAAGCTACAATTAAAAAAACTAATGGAATTAAGTACTTCATTTAATATGTTTTTGTTAATGTGAATAGATCTGAATAAATAATGTCTCTTGCACTAGCCGTGCCCCATTGAGCTGTAATTACTAATCTATTAGCTACTTTTGTGTCAAATCCAGTAGATGTTTCTGTGCTAAAGTTTGTACCCTCAAATGTTAATGAAGCATCTTTAGTATATAAAAATGTGCCTCCTGTTGCTATGGATGCAACACCTGACTCTCCTATATTTCTTATCGTGAAATAAACATCCAGCTTCCAATGATTATTTGTTGTTGATGACATTGAAATTGAACCTGTGTCAGCTAACACTGTTCCATCAGACTTGATTAGTATGCGTAATGTATGGTTGTTTTCTACTGAAATATGTCCAGTTAATACAGCAAAAAAGCTATCCCCAATTTTAAATCCATCAGCAGGAACTTCTAATGTGCCAACTCCATCACCAATCAACGACATTTCATCAGTGGTATTTGTAATTCTAGCACTTGCGCTTGTCTGTGCGTATAATCCACGAGGAGCAGAAGAATAGTCCGGTATATTCAATACGTTATTAATAAGCGTAGAGGGACCAGAAGAACCATTTGTAGTGAGATTTATTTTGTATGGCTTAGCATTTTCTAAACCTAGTATGCTAAGATCAATAGCTGATAGGTGTGTATCGATGTCGCTAATGTCAGAAGTATGTCCATTAACTAATTTAGCTAATGCCCTAATGTCATCAATATTTTTATTGGCGGTAAGGCCATCAAGAATTTTCTTTTCCTGAAAGCTACTAGGTGAATTGGTGCGCTTAGATTTAGGCTTGTATGCCATTATTCTGAAGGTGTATATTCTATTTGTTCAAGCTCAAGCAATTGCTCTTGAATCTCACTGAAGTTCGGGTCATCCAATACCTCAAGACCTACGATGAAGCGGTCACTGCCATCCTTGACGAATAGCAGCTCGCTTGCGTTTTTTTTATATCCGTTCAATGCTGTATATTGTTCTTGGTTTGGGTGTAGAACTATCATAAGCTATTTTTATAAGTGTTCCAAGAGTTGATAAAATTGGTGTGCTCAGCAATCATTGAAGCTCCCATCGCATAAGCTGCGCAAGTGTGTGCTGCGTACACTGTGGAAGAACGTAGAACAAATTGGTTTGAACTCTGAACAGATGTTGAAGTCTGCGTTGTACTTGATCCTGTTGTACTATTGTATAGAGTCACATCAACTAATGATGTTCTGTGAATTGATTTTGTGTTGACAGTAGCAGTAAAATCAAAGGCAGCTAATAAAAGGTTACTACTTCCAGCATTTATTCTTTGTTGATTAGTTGAAGATCTTAGCATTGAATTAATACCAGATAGTGCGTTACCATCAAATCTACCCGCACCACTAATTGCATGAGTAAAGAAGTAGCGTGAAGCGTTATTTAATGTGTATTGAACTCCTTGCGTTGCTGGGTTGAAGTTGGTATCGATATAGCTGCTTGTGCCGTTACCCATTAAACCTCCATTACTCACAAATGTAGGAGCATTGACGAGTGTTGATTGGTTAGCATTAGGATTTTTCCAGTTGAGCGTGCCAAAATCAGATCCTCCATCTTGAGCGAACACATAGAATACATCCAGCTTCGCCCATACACCGATTGTTTTCATCGAAGTAAGCAATGTGTTCTGCTTAACTTTTACGCTGTCGCTTGGTAGGGTATAACCAAAACCTACGGATGACGCCTTGTCCAAAATTGCTTGGTAGTCTGCATCAAAGGCAGCAACTGCAATGGCATTTGAGTTGGCAACAGTCGAGCCGATTACATTGGTAGCAGTCACAACGCAACGCACATTCGCTCCCCTGTCAGCATAGACGAGAAGGTATGTCGATGATGTAGCACCCGAAATCGGTGAGTTATTACGCTGCCATTGGTAGGCGTATGTAATTGGTAAAGGGTTGGCAGTCCAAGTTCCATCGGTTGTTGTCAAAGTTTGACCTACTACACCTGAACCACTAACCACAGGGGCAACCGTATTGACAGGAGCTGTGAATGTTTGAACAGTAATTGTATTTGATGTTGCATTACCTGATCCCAAGTTGTTTGTCGCAGTTACAACACAAGTAATATTTGCGGCTGAATCTGCCACAACAATGGTGTATGTCGATGAGGTTGCACCGGAAATTGGTGAACCATTACGGCGCCATTGATAAGTGTAAGTAGGTATAGGACTGCCTGTCCATGTTCCTGTAGTAGAGCTCAATACACTACCAAGAGAAGTGCTTCCGCTGATTACAGGGGCAACCGTATTTATAGGTATAGTTCCTCCAATAAAAATACTTGTGCCATTAGGCCCTCCAAGTTTTTTAGAGAAATTTATGTTAGTAGCCATAAATTAGATAACGTAAATTATCAATAATTCAGATCCAGCAAGGCTAGTGTCATAAGAGAATGTGTTTGAAACCATCATGTTTTCGTTTCTTGGATCGTAAGATATAGTTTCACCTGGCTTAAGAATTACCGATGTACCTCCAACTACAATTGTAGCGTTAGCAGTTCCTGTACTAGCAAATGAAATAGAAAATACACTAGCTGTAATAGCAGTTAATGCAGTTCCACTTGATCTAATAATTCTAGGTGCTTTTGTAGCTAATGGGAAAACAACTTTCATTGTTGGATTTGCCCACGCTGATATTTGCTCAACAGCATTCTGAGCACCAATAATATCATCAGTCCAACTTGGTTGATTAGTAATATCAACTAAATATAAACGAAGAGAATTGTTCTTGTCGTTAGCAATGAAGTTAATGGAAACATAGTAATTGCCTCTTAATGTATCAAATGCATGAGATATGCTCTTAAAGGTATGGAACTCATAATACTCTACAGAATTAGAGTAGCCTAATCTTAGTTGATTATTTGAATTTAAAACAGTATACATTTTTTAATTTTTTAAACAGTTCGTAAATAATAGCAGTCGTTGGTTCTTCTTCCATTAGCATCCGTTACCCTAACTTTAATTAATGCATCGCTAGGATTCACCGTAGGAGACAAAGTTACTGAAGCTGATGTAGATGATCCAGAGATAGTAATTTGAGCTCTAGAATCTTGAATAAACCACTGATAAGTATATGGAGCAACACCACCTGATGAAGTAGCTAATAATGTATTTCCAGCTGTTTTAGTTATATCAACATAGACTTGTTGCTGACTCAAAGTAGTGATATCTGATTTTATACTAGTCAATGTAGTAAGAACAGCATTAATCACTTGCTGAGTAGAATATGTTCCGGCAGCAAGACCAATTGGATTAGGAGTAGTGATTACAACACTAACCATATTGTCTAATTCATTCACCATGTTGGTGGTATATGCCTCAAGCAAGGTGAGAATATCGTTTAAGGAAGCCCCACATGGAACCTCCAATACGTTTAGTTGTCCATCAAATACCGTGATGTCTGATGTCTTATTAGGACAGTTATCAGAACAAGAACAGCTTTTGCTTCCGCAGTTAGTACAGCTCATATCTTAACAGTTACAGTTTTCATTCAAATTATTCATTAAGCATTGCTCGGTCTCTTCGCATAAAACACCATAAGGCAAACAATGCAATACATTCAGTATCAAGTGTTGTTTCGCTAGATCAGTCCATTCAGGTCCGCATTTAAAGCCAAACAGCTCTTTGCTACGAATAGCAGAAATACCGTCAACTAACTGATATTTCTTTTTCTTGATAAAATTACTAAATCTTGGCGTATAATAATTACAGCAATCAAAACACTCAACTCCCTTGATAGAAAAGTAAGTGATTGTTTGACCGTTAGTTGTTGTCTCAAATGCACTAGAATATACACCATAAGGGCAATCCCCTGTTGCATTAGATGTCGATACCGTTGTTATGCAATTTTCTACGCTCATATATTAAAATTTACGGATAGCTCTTACGTAGCAACTATTATCCCACCATAGATTACCATATGTGTAATATGTACCGTTGATGGCAACAGGTAGATTAGATCCTGTAATACTACTAGTCCAATAATAATTTTCTGGATCAATAATATTTCCAGATCCAAGAGCAGTAATCGCTAAGTTAATAGCTAATGCATTTTGCTTAACTGCCATCATTTCATAAATAGAAGGAAGATACCAATCTGATTTACCTCCATAAACCAATTGATCACAAGCATATGCAGCATAGTTAAAACTAGGGGAAGGTACTCCGTAAAATGTAACAATTGCAGATGTATTTGCCGATCCATCAATATATGAATTTGCAGACAAAACAATGGAAGAACCTGAAGGTCTAAAAGTGAAATAACTAGATACTGATCCAGGATTCCAAGTGACATTATCCTCACATAAGATTAATCCATGCTCAACACCTGATGAATCTTTCCATAAGTGAGCAATTGTACCACCTTCGTACTTCTGTCCAATCCAATGAACAAATGATCCAGCTGCAACAGGACCGGTAGGACCAGCAGGACCTTGGGGACCTGTAGCGCCTGTCGGACCAGCAACACCTTGAATACCTTGAGGACCAGCAGGGCCAATTGGGCCTTGAGCACCCGTAGCACCTGTAGGGCCTGTAGCACCCGTAGGACCGGCAACACCAGCTGCACCAGCAGGACCTTGAGCACCCGTAGCTCCTTGAATAGAAAGTAAAGTCCAATGAGCTGTATCTATAATTGGATTCTGAGAAGGAGCAACAGGTCCAACATTAGAAGAACAAATGTAAACTCTGTTTGAATAAGCAACAAAATTACCAGCAGTATAAGTAAGATCGCTACTCCAATTGCCAGCATAGGTTGTACCTGAAACAGCATTAACTCCGGCAGGACCCTGAGGTCCAACAGGTCCGGTAGCTCCAGTAGGTCCAGCAGGTCCAACAGGGCCAGTAGCTCCTTGGGCTCCAGTAGGTCCAACAGGTAAAGCAGAAATCAACTGACTACCTGCCAACTTCTTGGATACAAACGTACCGCCTCCTGGTTGTACTTCAGCAAGTTCAAATAAGTCACCGGCTTGAATAGCTGTGGTCTTCGCAGGTAATTGGGTTATCTTTTTATTACTCATTTTAATTTAGTTTTCTAAGGTTTTCGTATTCAGTTCTTCTATAAGCATTTTCTTCAGTAATCCTGTACTCATCATCACAGTCAGTTTGGATAACCCATGATGTGCCATCAAACAACACAAAGTACATCTCTCCGTCAACGTCAAAGAAATAGTATGGTTTACCATTTATAGCTAATGTATTCCCGTATTCGTCTTTTACTATCTCAGCGTTGTATACTTCTTCAGTGAATCCTTCATTGCTTTGAACAGTCATTGTTACCTGAATTTGCTCATCGCAACATCCGCATTCTACAGCGCTAGTTTTAAATACATATCCAGATGATCCTGAATTCTGTGTGTAGATATTTAACGCTACACCTGTACTAATATTAAAGAATGAACCAATAGGACAAGATAAATTCAACTCATTTATTTGACCAACATCCTGATTCAAAATCATATCTCTTAATGTCCACTTGCCTGAAGTTGAATTAAAATATATTCGGTAATGCTTAAGTGTACCTAAGAGATTTGCATCAAACTCAAAAGAATGGTATCCATTAATTATTGATCCTGTCCAATTGAAATTCAATTGCTGGTTATTCCCATAAATCATTAATAAAGATAAGCACTCTGTATCCCAATCACATTGACTCAATGGGCAATTAGATGGAGATTTAAGTAAGCCAAGTAATATTTTTTGATTTGTGATATCATCAATATAGTATACTTCCCAACTTTGATTTACTTGATTAAAGTTGATATAGCAAGGAACTGTTGGTGATGGGCTTATGGCTAAGTCATCAAAACATATAAAGAAAGGATACTCAGGTACAGATCCCTCATGACCAGTAAACACAACTGAGTCAATCATCAATCCATTCTGATAGATGTAAAGTTGAACACCGCAAGAACAATCTACAGCGGTATTACAATCATTAGTGTGGTTACAGTTACAGGCCATTAGTTACAGCAACAAAGTGATTTAAGTATATCCATATGCTTCTGAGCGTTAACGTAGTCAAAAGCACAAGCAGCAAATTCTAATCCGTCTAGAGTAATTCTCATCTTCATAGCCTTCATAAATGATTTGTTGTCACACATATCTTTACAAGGGTTAGTTTGCATACCACAGAACGCATCAGCAACAGCCTTACGGTAGCAGTCTTCAATAGAGATGCAAGTAATTACAATCGTTTGCGAAGTACAGTAACGGGTGTCGCTGCAATCGCTAGTATCAGTGTAGACAGACCAATAAGTGTGGTTCGTATCAAGAGCAGGATCGACAGCGGTAGAAGAACCAACAGCCTGATAAAGCACACCATTGCGCAAAACAATCGGCTTAAGGAACGCTTGATAGAATACATCGTCTTGCCAATTAGGATAAGTACATAATTCAACTTTCCATAGACCATCCTCATCAGTGTTCGTAAATGAATACGAAAACGTGTTGTTAGAAATAGAATGAGGAGGTATGGTGAAATCCCTATTAGCAATATCAGACGTAGCCATGATGTATGAACTGCCGTCACCACGAGTTATCGTAATGGTACGGCTAGTAAAGTCAGCTGACGCATGACCAGGCAAATCGTTAGTATCGTAGTTAGATGTGTCCTTGAAAGTAATCTTTTTGCAATCGCAAGATACCTCTAATGAACTACATCCGTCAACGAGTAACGAAGCTTTGAATGGATTGGTAATAGGTGTTGCCATTTTTTGTTATTGTTACAAATTTAAGTTTTATTTACTTGTACTTATTTTAGAGCTAGTTAAAATCTCCAATACCCTTTTTTTCTTTGAAATCACCAAAGCCTCCGGCATCATTAAAATTACCAAAGCCTTCACTATCATTAAAATCAAAATTCATAGAATTACTTGATTTAGATGCTTTGTATTTATTATCGTAATACTGAACGCCTTCACCTAGTATACTTAATCCAATTAGAGCTGATCCAACCCCATATCCTTGTTCTTTCATAATTGGTTCAACGTCACGCATCCACAATGGAATAAGTAAATCTTGAGCAGAAACAGGTATTCCCATTCTATTAAAAGCGTTATCTTCACCTGCTTCTTCAGCTATTCTATTTGCTTTTTCTTTTTCAGTTAAGCTTGCCCACTGATAAAATTTAGATGGTAATGGCGCTAATTTATTAGCAAAGAATTGTTCACCAACGTCTTTTCTAGTTGTTTTACCAAATCCTTGATTAAGATCTTCAATTCTTCCTGTGGTTGGACTTTTCTTTTGTCCAGACGCAAATTGAGCAAGAGTTCTGTAGTAAACAGCCATACCACCTGTTATATCAACACGGGTGTTGCCTAATTTAATCTTACCAAAGTCTGTACTTCTTGGATCAACGTCTACAGATGTTTTATCGTCATCATCATTATTATAATACAATGCAGCCATCCCAATAATTAATGATGTAGAAGCCATAAATCTACTCATTGTTTTAAGCGCCATAGCTCGTGCAGCAGGATTCATTCTTGAATAGTACAAAGGAGATAGCCCAAGAACCTCTAATCGGGCCTTAATCAACCTAGGAGAGAAGAATACTGGACTTAATCCAACAGCTAATTGAGGATTCATATCACCTCTACCTGTTGCAGAATTACAAAATTTAGCCCAATCTTTAAATACTTGAGGATTAGCGGCCATTGTATAACCTTGCTCCTTAAGTAAATCAGCTCCTTCCATGAATGATTGAACACGCATATTGTTTAGGAAACCTGTATAGGCAACTTCTGACTTCTTGTATAAGTTTGCGCCTGGTACTTTTACTCCACCAACAGTATATGATTGTCCTAGAATTGGAATTTTATTTCCTAGGTTATTCATGAATTGTTCTTCCATTGCAGATAGCTTTCCATTCTGCTCAGCAACATAAAGTCCGCTTGCTTTTATTAATGGATAGAATTCAGATGATTTTAACTCAGATAACCACTTATCATATGTTTCAGGATTTTTCCAAAAGCCCATCATTTGTTTAATCTGACGAGCAGTTTTTATAGGGCTCTGAGACATTACTCCGATAACACCCTGTCTAAATGGAGCAGATAAGTCAATTGATGCAATCAAACCTTTTGGCAAGTTGAATACGTCTAGTAAACGTCTTCCTATTTTTTGTAGGTCAGGTTCAACAGCCAATTGAGCTCTCATTTTTTCGTACTCAAACTGTTCAATAAGTGCTTGACGTTCAATCTCTAACTTACGTGCTTCTTCATCAAGTTCAAATGCTTTAGTTCTAGTTTTAGTTGAAAAATCTCCTTCTTTGATTCTTCTTTCTAGCTCTTTATTTCTGTCATTCAAGCTCTTTTTATAAGCTTCTAATTTGTTTTCCTGGAATGCTTTTAATTCTTCTTCAGTGACAGGAATGTCAGCCATAGCTTCTTTAATAGCTCTACGGAGTTCTCTTTCTCTATCTGTTAGAATTTTTACAGCTCTTGTTCTTACTGATTCATTTTTTATCTTACCTACTTTAGTAGCAAGTTGCTTTTGGATATCCTCAAGCTTAGAAATCATTCTACCAACAGATCTAATTCTGTTTACCTCATCGGATAAATCATCTTTGGTTTTACTGACCTCTCTTCCGTAGTTAGATATTGCATCACGTATTTGACGATCCGTAGCATCAGGGTATTTAGACGTAACTTCTTTGCGTACAGCTTCAATAACTTCCTCTATTGTTTTGGCTCCTTCAGATACTGCTTTTCTGATGCTATCAATACTTACAGCTACCTTGCCATCTTTAGATAAAGATTTCTTGCCTGATGCTTTTTTAGATTTACTATTTTTAATATTTTCTACAGCCTCATCATCTTTAGCCTCATCAGCTTGTTTACGTTTTGTTTCAATCTCACGATTCAACCTACGTAATTCTTTTTGGGCTTTTTCAATCTCCTCTTTAAGACCTTCTGGCATTTCTTTGCCTGCATCGTTGTATATCTTCTGAATTCTAGGTAGGAATAATCCATACTCTGAATTCATCATGATTCTACGTAATGAAAATGATAGACCTTGTTGACTACCAGAAATACTAGTTGCTACTTCATGTTGAAGTAAATCACTTTCTAAAATTTCTATTTTTTCTCTAAGGGCTGAAGTGTCAGCATCAGAGTTCGTATCATTTAGTTGTCTGTACAAGTCATCTAAATCATTAAGCATTTTTGTTTTGCTATAAATTAATACAGCTGTTTCTAATGGAGTAGTTGGTCTTGGATCTTTAATCAACTGTTTAACAAGGAAGTTTGGATCTATTTCTCCATTTTTAATTGCCTGCTCTGCTGAATCAATAATTTCCTGAATTGTTGCATTTTCAATCCCAATACTAGCAATTTTCTTAGCTGTTTCACTAGCCATATCATTTTTAATAGATGATAGACCTGACTCCCTAGTTACTTTGTCACTATTGACTTCATCCATGAAATCAGCAGCTTGTTTGTCTGTAATTTGACCGCTTTTTACAGCTTTATCAAATACTGTACGTGCAGCATCATTAAGCGCAAATGTTAAATCAACACCTTTAAATAAAGCCTCCTTAACTAAATCAAGGATTTCATTCCACAATTTAGGAGGGATAAGAGATGACACAGCTAAGTTCTTTGTGTCAAATTTAGCCCCATCTATAATATCATTAATAACTTGCTTAACTTCTTCCTTGCTTTTAGGGGCTCGTTTAGGATTTTTATCAACGAATTCTTTCTGTACTTTATTAGCTTCGTCTTTAGAAATAGCAGATAAAGAACCATCTGATTCCGAATATTTTTTCCAAGAATTATTCTTAAAATCAAAATAGAATTTTTCACCATTTAGATTTACTTCTTTTTTATCCTTACGTGTATAGTTTACAGCATCATTAGCTTGAGCGTTTCTGCTATCGTTAGCATCAGCCCATTCGCCTTTGCCATTTAAAGCTTGCCATCTGCCTGTTGCTCTATTTAGTTTGTGAACTAAAGGCTCGTTGGTCCTACTGTAAACAATAGCATAATCACCATTACTTTGTTTAGCGATTTCAATGTACTCATCTCTAATTTGTGTAGGTGTTTTGCCTTCTGTTTTAACTTCTTTTACTTCAACTTCTTTAGCTCTATCAAGATAAACAGTGTCTCCTTTTGAAGTTATTGCAACACGCTCTCCATTTATATTAGTTGTAATCTTAGCGGTTTCTTTAGGAGGTGTAAGTTTTCTTCCATCAGCAGTTTCAATAGCTTCACCTTGTACAGTAGCTGTTTTTCCGTCAGCTGATATCTCAATTGTAAAGTTACGGTCAAAAGCTTGTTTAGTTCTACCCGGAGCAACCATCTTCTTAGGTGCTTCTTCTTTTTGGTATTCAGCCTCAGGTTCTTTTGCTTGAGTAGGTTCAGCTTGAGTTTTTGCCTTTGTGGACTTACTAGATTTTATATCATCAATTACTTCATTAATATCACTAGTATATGTCTCTGTTGTTTTTCCGTCAATTCCTTCTGATATTTTTGAATATACCCAAACATATTCTTTTGGATCTCCAAATTTATCTTCTGCTTCAGATGTAGAATCTGGATCTTCAACTTTACTAAGCCCATACAATTCTCCATCAATGTTTATAATGAATCCATGCTCATTGCTTAATTCAAATGCATTATCCATTGTTAGCCTTTTTGGCTTATTCATTGGCTTTGGAGCTACTATTCTAGCTTCATATAGTTTTATTGCATCAGATCCACCTGGTAACGATTCTCTAGGTATTCTATCATTAAACCAATCATCAATAAAATTATCTATCTCTTCTTCTGACATATTTTTAAGCATATCAGCGCCACGAGTAATTTTTTCTGTATTTGATTCAGCTACAGGTGCTTCTGTTTTAGTTTCAATAACAGGTGCAGTTGTTTCTGTTTCGGCAGTTGGTGTAGTTGTTTCTACTTTGGGCGCTTCTGTTTTAAGAGTTGATTCCTTAGTCTCAGTAATTGCAGCCCTTTTACTTTCTAAATAATTTTTAAAGAATCGAGTATCCCTTATTCGATATGCATTTCTTTCTACCTTAACTCCTTTAGGGCTAAGAGCTCCTGATTTATTTCTTTTAAATGTTAATCGAGTTACACTGTCTTCTTCATCAAAATTATTATATTCAAAAGTAACGATATCACCAAAGTCTGTAACTATAGGTTCAGCCTGAGGAATAATTTTATTTTTTTTAATAACAGCTCGTCTTACATCAGAGTCTTTATCTCTTGTTTCTTCATCAGGGTCGTATTCTACTAATGATTCGTCTGATATTTCCTCAATTGGATTAACAGGTGCTTCTACAGCAGGAGCCTCTACAACAGGAGCTGCTTGAGCTTTAGGCTTGAAATTAGGAATGGCAATTGTGCCTTCACTAATATACTTATCAATAAGCCCATCATTGAGTGCTTTCTTAAATTCAGATTCAGACATCCATTGGTCTTCACCTGGCAATTGGTATCTGCAAGGCTTTGCCATATTACTTTCCTAATTCTTGATCAATCAAAATAGGTTCGCTAGTTCTGCTTAAACGAGCGATTAAATCACCATACTCTCCAACGCTTTCTACTTGGATTTCGATATAATGGTGGATAAGTGGTTTGATTTTAGGACTACACTTGTCCCAAGCAGCTTCGTATTTAGCAAGAAGGTCTGTTTCCATCTCCATAGCAACCTCGAATGCCTCCATAAGGTCATCTACGTCTACATCTATAGCTTCTAATGCACGAACTTCAATCTGCTCATTCATATCATTCATGAACGTCTCTAATCCGTTAAAATGCTCACGCTCACTATTTGACTCATTCATAAAGAACTTTTCAGCACCAAAGAACCCAATAGTTTTCATTGTATTAGACAGGTGAAGGTACGTCTGACTAGCTTTAAGCTCTTCATGCCCTAAAGAGTTAATCATCTCTACTTCTTGATTTGTCAATAGTCTTTTCATTGTTAGCAATCTTTATTGATTAAATTATTCTTTTCTAGTGTTTTTACTATCCTAGCAAAGTTAGTATCTATTTTTGAAATTCTATTATAGTCAGGTCCATACTTCTTCTTGAGGTCCTTAATAGCGTTTGTCTTAGCTGTACCTTTTAGCTTATTAGCATCTGATATTTCATCGAATGGATTACCTGTTGTTTCAGCAGCTGGCAACTCTTTGGTTTTTCCGACAAGTTCAGCAGATGGCAACTCTTCGGTTTTTTCGGATGGTTCAGCAGCAGGAGTTTCTTCAGGTGCTACCTCTTGCTGTTTAGCTCCGGCAATCTTAGTTGTTCTAGGTCTTCTTCCTTTTTCTTTTTCAGTAGTTGTTTCAGTAGCTACTTCTTGAGTTTGCTCTTGTTCTCCTTGAACCACTCCACTAGGGCTAGGCGCTTCTTCGCTTGGTTTAGTGACAGGTTGTTCTTCGACAGGTTTTTCCCCTTCTCCGACTTTACTTGGTAACCCTTGCTGGTTTTCTTTATCATTTCCTTCAGTATTAAATAATTCTACAGGCTCAGTAAATGTTGATTCCTCAACTTCAACTGAGGATGGTTTACCTTCTGCTGTTCTTTCTATTCCTTCTACGTCAAATTGGATATCACCGCTTTCAGTTACTTCCTGTTTGATTTCAGGGTCTTTCTCTACGTTTTCTTGACGTTTATTCTGACGTTCCTGAGCTTCAACGTAGTCCTCAGTTTTATTCTCTGCATAGTTATAATCAGCCTTCACAGCATTGATTACATCGTTTACCTGCTTTTTCTTTTCGTCACTTAGTGATTCGTAAGCATCATCAGCAGTGCTTCCTGATACAAGACCGAAGCCAGCACCCATAACAAATGAGGAAACTAAGAATTTCTGAACCTCATCAAGTGTTCCAAATCTTGATTGTACCTCATCAAAGAATCCACGGTTACGTAACTCGTCAGTATATATGTTGGTAAGTTCCTGTGCTGCTTCCTCTACTGTTTCAACAACACCACGAACAGAAGCTTCTCCGCCTTTCTTAATAGCTTTCATTGCTAGGTTTGCGTTAGCACCAAACATTGATTGAATGTATTGAGCAGCCTGAGGCGGTGTCATTTTAGCAAGTACTTTGGTAAATGCGTTAGATGCAGCTCCACCCATTAAACCTGACATGAAGTACATCTCATCTTCTGTAGATCCAAACAATCTACCTGTAGCCTCGAACTTAGCACCTTCTTTTACAGCAGGCAATAAGAATCTACCAAGTTTAGTAGTAGACATAGCAGCATCAAAAGCATCAGTTGCTCTGTTTACATATTGGGCTGCTTTCTGAACATTGTTAGTTCCTGCTACTAGTTTCTCTACGGCATTACCTACTTTAACTGCTGATCCTGGAACCATTTCAGTAGCAATAAGCGGAGCAATAATACCTGCCGTTGTACCAATCATGTTACCCCAATTCTCTCTACTCAAGAAGTTCACACGTGTAGCATCCTCAAGTGCTTTCATGGCGTCATCATCCATCATGTCCTCTTCAGTGAATCCCTTCTCTTCCAAGAAGTTTTTCATTGTATTGGCTGCCTCAGATTGATTGAAATAACCTTCAGCACCTGCTGTATTCGGTAGTAACGTTTTATCAAAACTATTCATGAATGACTCAAAGAAATCACCAGTTGATTTAGTGATGCCTAAGTCATTGTTATAGTACATTGGAGCTAACTGATTAAGCATAGCTTTATTATGCAAATAATCTTTTTCAGCTTCACTAAGAGAGAAATACCCACCCCAATCAAGCATATCTTTAAACCTTCTAGAAAGTCTATTTAAGTAGTCTTCATCAATTTGATTTGCTTTAGCCAATCCATCATTAGCATTAGACAATTGGCGATAAAAGAAGTCAAATCGTTCTTTAGGGCTGAACTCCTTAGGGATAGCTGATAAAATAGTCTGAGATGTCTCAGTCATATTTTTAGCTGTTTCCTTTGCAAACTTTTGTGGCTCAGTTTTGAACACGGTAGATAGCAACGATTCTTTGTTGTCAATCTTCTTTTCAAGTAACTGCTTTTGTTTATTAAGCCCAAACAATTGACCGTTAATCTCTTTTAATCTAGGGTCATCAGAGCTTAATCCCTGAGCTTGTTTTTTAAGTGAGTTAATCTGAGCGTTAATACCAGATAGCTCACCTTTAAATTGACTGATTTCGCCACGAACGCCTGAATAGTTTTCCTGTTGTAGCTTTTCATAATCGGTTGTCATCTTAGACAACTGTGTCTCAATGTATCTTTTTTCTGTCTCACTGATGTTATTGGAGAACTTATATCCACCATTAACTCTGTCGTAAAGCATTTTACCTGAATCAATATTCTCTTGAATAAAGTCCGCAATCTTTACAGTAGATTCAAATGATTCTTTAGCTGCTTCTTGGAAATCACCATTACCTTTTAAGTTTAATTGCTCCAAGTAGTCCTGCTTCTTCTGATCAAGCGAATACTTACCAAGGCTCATGTCTTTAGAGTAGGCCTCATTAACAAATGTATTTACGTCTTTTGCTTGATTAAAGAAGTTTTCAGTATTAGCCATAACACCTGCCAAAGCCTTAGCCTTATCAGCAGTATATGTTCCGTCACCAACAATTTTCTTAACTTGATCTTGATACTTTACTAACTGAGTAAACTGATCTTTAGATAACTTATTGTTTTTAGCAAACATAGTCATCAAGTCCTTACCTGCAAAGTTAGCTGCATTGTCAAAAGCTTGTTGATACTGTGGTCCTTTGAGTTCTTCTGCGCTATTCTTAACAGCATTTAAGTCAAGACCTGTAACTAGTTTCACTGTTGGAAGACTAGCTTTAGGAGTAGGTTTATTAGCAGCATCTATTACAACTCTAGTTTCAGGAGCTGCATTAGCATAATTAGCATCGTAATTAAAATTATACGTGCCATCATCATTGTACATTCTGTCCTTTCCTGCAATCTTAGGTGCAGTAAGAGAGCTAAATGACATACCTGATGCGACAGTTTTATCACCACCAGATGTTAATAAGTTGTATGAGTTGAAGTCACCTATTCTACCGTACTTAGGAGTGATTACATTCTCAGCCATATTCACAGCGTAAGACTTTCCTCCTGGTCTGTATGGAATAGCATTTCTATTCAACTCAGCTTGTCGTTGAGCTACGTTACCTTCTTTAAGCTTAACAAAATCACCCTTGACTTCTTTGTACCAAGCATTGCCTTTCTTCTGATAAAGATGCTTATCGTAGACATAGTAGTCTCCACCTTTGTTATAGTTAAGAGTTCTAGCGTTAGTGTTAAGTTCTTTGGTACGTTCCTCAGCGTCTTTTTCAATTAGTTTGAATCCACCTTGTCCGGTAACATCCTTATACCACTGATCACCTTTCTTTTGATAGATATTATCACCGTATTTATAGAAACCATCACCTTTAGCTTTTGCTGTTTTGACTTCAGGATTCTTTACTACGTGACCCTGATTTGTTACTGTGACAGGTTTATTTTTATACTCAATGCTAGTTTGTTTAGGCGTAGTAGATTGAATAAGAATGCCCGGATTGTTAGGGTCCTCAACTAATGGCGCAGGAATATCGATAGGCTTCTCAGGCTCTACTTTTGTTTCAGGAAGATTTTCGTCCTCAATAATATTAAGTGGTTGAACCAAAGATGTGTCAACCTCAGTAATCTCACCAAGCTTAGGTGTTTCAGGATTAGGTGGTTGATTAGGAATAGATAATGGCTTAGGCTTTACTATCTCATCATCATTGAATATAGCATCTAAATCATCTACAGGTTGTACAGGAACAGTCTCTTCAACAGGTGCTGTAGGAAGTATAGCTTGTTGCTGTGCTTCTTGCTGTGTAGGAACTGTTGCAACGGGTTTTACAGGCTCTGTTGGCTCAACATAAGCAGGGGGCTCACTATCAACTGGAGGATTAATTTTTACGTCAAATTGCTCAGCAGAGGGTGTTGGTTGAGTCTGAAGTTGAACAGTTTCTCCCGTACCACCCGTTTGAGTCTGCATTAAGTTTTCTTCCATTATCTATATTTTATACAAAGATAGCCAATGAGGCTTTATTTCTATTGAGAACTCATTGATCCACTAGAAGAACTACTTGTTCCTCCTTGCTGAGTATATTGGAATTGTTTAGCATCGTTTCCAAACGCACCATCAGCTACTCTTCTTTGATTTTCGTCATTAATATCTGTAACAGTGTAAATAGTCCCCTTCAAAGCTGTCTTTGTATATTGAGGTTGACCATCAGCGCCTGGAATTATTTTACCGTTATCGTCTTTTAATACAGTATAACCATATCCTGTTCCAACTGAATTCTTGATATTTACAGCTCTATTAGGGTCATAGTCCTTAATGGTTGTTGAGTTAACTGGTCTTTGGATTCCTGTCCCGCTCCCAGAAACACCGTAGTAGGTTTCATAAGCAGAAGGCTTGATAGCAACTGAATTCTGTTTCCATGCATTTTTCCATGCATTATGATTTTCAGATGTAACAGGACTGCCATCATCAAACTTATATTTTCCTGCTGCATTTTTATCGGCAACAAAATCAGATAAAGGCATACTGAAAGGAACCCATTTACCACCTTGCTTCTTAAATAGCTTGATAGAAGCTTGCTGATTTGTAGTATTTACATTCCAATAGTTACTTGATTCGTATTGACTAGCAGGAGATTTCATTATAACAGTCCCTAAGTGTTCATCCCATTGAGCGTTAGGGAATCCCATTTCTCTAGCTTTACGAAGCATATATGTTTTAAGCTGTGTTCCGGTATATCCTTTTCTACGTGCCTCAAGTAATTCTTGTTGCATAGTTTTACCCGTAGACTGACTAGTTCTATTCATTAGTTCATTAGCTACAGTCCAAGGAGTTTTACCTTCTTCTTTCTTTCGTTCAAATTCAGCATTAAACTGTCTTCTATCTTCAGCAATTCTTGCCATTTCAGCATCATCATTTTTAATAAAATCAGTTTTTAATTTAACCTGCTCTTGCATTTGGCCTGCAAAGTAATCAATAGCAGCATCTCTTTGTTCTTCGCTGAACTTACCACTTTTAATAAGCCCATCAACAATTCTTTCGTAGTCACCAGTAAAAAACTTCTTGAACCCAGAAAGATATTCATCATTACCTAAGCTTCCTGATTTTAGTTTAACCATGAACTCATCTCTTTCTTGAGCAAATTCTTCAGGATCCATACCAGCAATACCTGTTTTCATATTTATTGGCATCTCTCCTAAATTTGCTGCATCAAGGGCTTGATTAGCAACAATAGTCATTTGAGGGATGATGTTCTGATATAGTTTAGCTTTGTCGATATCAATGAAATCTTTCAAGCTTTTCTCACCTGATGCAATCTCATCCATGTGATCCATTACAGCCATTTTGATTTGACCTGCAATTTTTACACCTTCGGCAGTACCATAGTTTGCCTCCTTCTCAGCGTCTTTTAAATATCCATCAGCCCAAGTAGCCCAATATGTAATATCTTTTGCGTTAGAGAGTCTCTTAGCGTACTCTTTACGCATATTAGGATCAGACAAGAACTTATCAGCATCGAAATTATACTTAGCTAAATTATCATTCAACCAATTGTTCCAACTCTCATTTACTGCTTTAGAGTATTGAGGAGCTGTTTCGATGACATCAAAGAATTTATCTAATTGCTTTTTCTTTTCGGTAGCGGCTTCTTTCAATGCTCTCTTTCTAGCATCGTATAACCCCATAGGAAGTAATGCTCCTGCACCTGAATAGATAGTTTGACTACCAATACGGCTACCTGAGAAATTACCTACTGCGATGTCTCTACCTGCATTAGGGTAATAGTCTTGAATGCCTAATTTCTCAACTACAGCCTTTGGAATGCCCTCGTTGATTTTAGCATACATATCAACAACTCCATTCTGAACATCTTGAGTAGATCCCGTTTGTTCGTAGCTAGGTTTAATAACCTCTCCTTTAGTCGATACAACATTTGATACAGTGCTACCGTCACCAGGTACTGTTGTAACTTGATCTTGAACATCTATAGTTGGAACCCCTTCAGTAGTGGTATTTGTGGTTGCAGTTGTTGATGTAGGTGCTGTATTTCCTGCTTGAGCAGTTGTCATTGACTCAGTATCTTCTGCATTAAATGAACCATAAGGAGCAACAGTTACGTTAGATTTATCTGAAAGTGCTTCATCAACATCACTCTCCATCTTTTGAGCTTCTTTCTTAGCTTCAGAAGATATCTGAACGGCTTGCTGTAATTGAGATGGACTTGATGCATCCTTAACTCCTGTGTCAAGCACTTGATTCTGAGTTACTTGAGAAACAGGGTTTTTCTGAACTGCGGCAACTAATGATTTACCTTGAGTAGGCGTTGATTCAACAGCATCAGTTGCAACAGCTGTAGATTCAGTTATAGGTTCAGCCTTAGGTTCAATTGAAACTTCCTTACCTTGATTACCTAAAGTAACATCTGAGCTAACAGGTTTTTTAGCTGGTTCGTTAGAAATTACCTCTGCAATTTTTCTTCTTTTTCCCATCTTAACTTCCTGTTGTTGCAGCTGGTTGAGCAGCTAGTTTACCTTGTAATTCTTTTATAATTGCCATTAAAGAACTAATCTGAGTATTTTGATTATCAGCTTGTGATTTAAGGCCTTGATTTTCTTTATTTAATTTGCCTGCACCCATAGTTGCTAGTAAGTTTTGAGCGCCTGCCTGTTGCATTCTGGCTGCATCAGCTTTCATCTCATTTCTACGAAGCAAACTTAAGTCAGTAGCACGGTTAACCATTTGAGTGGCCTGCTGTTGTTCTTGACCTAATAATTGTGCTACTTGTTGACCTGATTGAGCGGCAATATTACCCATAGCATTTCCAATCAATTGATTGTACTGACCGTAGTTAACTTGACCTCCTGCTGCGGCTGCATTATTCATCATGGTTTTTCCTAATTGACGAACAGATGCATTCTGAGCTGCATTGGCAGTTCCTGTCTCAATAGCTCTTCTACGTCTACGGATGGTGTTTAACATCTGACGTTCCATAGCACTTTCTGCTGGAGGAGTCATAGCATTAGCCTGTTTATTTTTAATAGCACCCATTAAGGCTTGACCCCCTGAAAATGCTAATTGAGCTGCTTGTCCGACACCAGGAGCCGTAGCGGCTGTCCCAATTTTTCCTAACGTAGATAGAAAATCCATAATCTATATTTTTTCAAATTTAATAATTATTTCAAAGCCTTGTACTGCACCGCTGTACTTGTGACTAAGAAGTCTTCGTCAGCACTGCTTACAATCTTGAATATCACCATTCGACCTTGATTACGCTCATACGGTGCGTAGATTGATCTAGGTATGTAGCACTCGTAACCAAAATAGTTCTTGATGCTTAATGGTACAGCGTTTGCATCTACTACAGAGTCATGCGTATCAGTCTTGTAGTCATCATATGATTTGTAGAAATAAATCTGCTCAGGCTTACTATTTGAGTTCACACGAATGCGAATGAATTCTTTATCAGCAATGATTACCGCATCGGATACATTTGATAGGTAGCAAGGCATATCATCACCATTGATTTCATTTCCAACACCTAATTCATACGTACCTGAACCTTTCATCCCAAATAATCGGTTTTTGTAATAAAGGTATTTATCGTAGTCATAAGAACTTTGACATTGCAATGCAGCCTGTTGTGTTCCGTAAATCAATGTGCTAAACTGAGGGTCTAATCTATCTTGGTCATTGACGTTCATAATGTACTCTTTTGTAAGTACGTTGAAGCCACCTGATATTCTAGACTCATAGCCTTTGCCAATTAACTGATTATACTTACGATTAAGTAGCTCAAAGAACCCTGTTCTAGCAATATCATTTAATTGATTGTCAGAAAAAGTGTAAGCAGATATGCCATTAGTAAAGAAGAGAGCATTAGAATATTCAGCCCAAGATCTCCAAGTCTCATCATGCATTCCAATAGTCTTGTCAATCCATAACTGATTAAGAATACCACCAACATCAGAGCCAATAGTAGCAAGTTCATTAGCGTTAATTTCGTGAATAACTCTTTTGTCTACAACCAATAAACAAACACCGCTGTCAGTAAATGCATATAAGTTGTTACCCTTGTTTCCTGACATAGCACTCCATCCAAACTTAATCTCTCCAGTATCATCTGAAATATCAAATATGTTAGCTAGAGGGAATGTTTTAATTGATGGTGCATTTTGAGCATTAGCAGGCCTTCTTAATGACCATATGATACGAGTACAGAAATCTAACTGTTCTTCAAATCCAACTACAGGCTTAGTAAAGAAGCTTTTGTTTGTTTGACTTTTTGAGTAATCAATGTTGGTCTGTAAGTCGTTCATCAAGAATCTAAAACCACCATTGTTCCACAAATTCCATTCATAACCATAGTCATTAAAGTAATCAGGAATCAAATGATTATCATCAGCAAACTGAACGGCATCAGTTGGATCACTTAGATTCCATTTGTAAGGTCTTGGTATATAGTTGATTAATGGATAGTACTGATCACTTACTGCTTTATCAGGTTGCTCTACATTAAATGCAAAAGATAAATTGACCCTTGTTTCTGCGGTCCATACAGCAATCATTTGACGAATTAATGCAGCGTTAGCTTTCGAATTGTTGCAGAACTGAAAGTGAATACCAAAGTCATAATTCCAAGGATCTGAATTTTGCCATATAGGATAGTTATCCACAAAATCATAAGACTTAAGTGGGAACGGTGCATTCATCTTAAACTCATTACTAGGATATATCCACCCTCCTTCTACGTTAGATGGCTCTCCATTATTCCCATAGTTGTTGTCAATCGGAGCCCAAATAGATTCATTGATATAAGTGTCTCCACCAAATACACGAACAGGGAATCTGTTGTCATACTGAACATATACTTTTGATCCACTTTTAGGCACAGTAAATGCCGTATATCCAGATGCTAAATTAAAATTCAATGTAAATACACGACATATGTTATCTCCATCACCTGATGATTCGGTGCTACCATAAACACCATATATGGGGTAACCACCAGTAAGAACAGGGTCTACAAATGGAGCAGGAGAAGCTGCTGCTAGTCCAACCAATATAGCTGTTTTATTTGGTGTAGTTTCGAACTGATAGTTCATCCATCTTTTAATAGCTCCTGTAGGCTCTTGAACGTAAACAAATCTTTTTTGAGAAGCGTATGAGTTATTAACTTGACCTTGAATTTGAGGTATACAATCTTCCCATCGTTCAGAAACTAAAACTGCACTTTGATTTACAGCTCCACTTGACTCAAGAACTAAAGATTTAAATTTTACATAATTAGAACCATATTTATACTCAGTAGTTACGCCTGATGGTATGTCGACATTCTTAATAAGATTGATTACATACATTGGCTCCCTCCACTCCATAACACCAGCTGCGTTAGCATTGTTTGTAGTGTTAGCAGCTCCATTCATACCTGCCTGATTGTAAATAGCTCCCGTAGCGGAATCATCAATAGCAATTCTAAAATATGATTGTCTAGTTGAATTTGTAGTTATATCATCTACCTGAACAATTGGAAATAATTTATTTCCTTGTCCATTTGAAGGGAATGCCGGAGAAGTACCTCCACTCAATGAGTTTGTATATCTACCATAAGCAACGTACTTAAAACTATTGCCAGGATCAGAAGGATCAGATATACCTGAGCTAGTGCCTAATCCGGGATTAATTTGATTAGAAAGTGTAAGAGTATTATAATCTCTAATGATTCTAGCATAAGTAATAATATCAGCTCCTTTTCTTCTGTCATCTAACTCAGCTTTATCTGTGTTGTAAACTTCTGAGAAGTATCCTAGCGGCGATACTAATTGAAGGCTATATGTTGATGGGTTGTTAATAAGGTCTTCAGCAATCTCAGGATTTAACACATCAAGGTCAGGAAAGTAAGACCAAAATGAATTTGTTTCTTTTTGAGTATCTGATCCAGCAGTAACATCGGCAGGAATCAAAGTGTAAAACCCTAATCCTTGAGCAATTACACGTTTGGCAGGTTCAGTTTGAACAACAGAAAAACCATCAGCCCAAGAAGGATATGATTGTATTCCTTTAAATGCAAATCCTTGTGAGTAATAATTAGGACCAAATGCGTCAGGAGCATAATTATTCCATAATGGAGGGGATAGACCAATTCCAGAGTCAAGTGCAACCTTTTTATTTACAGCTTTGTTTAATTTGCTTTTAGTGTCAAATTGAGAAACAGGATTCATCTGTGCCTTAGTGTATTCCCACCAATTAGGAAGTAATGCAGAATCAGCACGATAATTGTACATTAATCCATCTGCATCCAAAGTATCATTTTGACCATTTTTACTTGTAGCATTAACAAGGTCGAATACCTCATGTGTTTGAGATACAACACCTGCTGTATTTGCGGCACGTACAGTTCCTTTATATGAAGTATTAAGAGTATTTGTTGATACTGCATCCCTTCTATTTGGAAAATCAAAATTTATAGCGTTAGGAATTGGCAATGCAAACGTTGGATTGTTACTCTTGTCAAATAACACAACACCAAATCCTGTCTTTTCCCCACGCATATTGCTTTTATACATAGCAGCATTGTATACGTGCTTATGACCTGCTGTGCCTAAGTTTTCAATTGTAGAGAATCTTCCAGAAATAGAACTATCCACAAATGTAACTTGATTCTCAATGTCTTTAGACTCATAGCCAACATTCATTAAGTATAATCGGCTATTGAAATATCTAATAGCTTTTGCTCTATTTATGTTTGCTCCATTAGATGATTGCTCTTCAGGATCTAATTCAGTTGCTCCATCAAATAAAGCATCAGCCTTATCTAATACGTTAATTACATTCATGCCTGTAGCAACAGGAATACTTGCAATAACTTGAGATACAGGTGGAGTTCCAATCGGGTCACCTGCATACCAGGAATCTCTTCTTAATTCGATGTAAGAGAACATATTGTCGTTCTGATACCTAATCCTTAAGTGATTACCGTAAGATGTAGGAGAACTGGTGTTAGGCTCACTAGAGAACGTTCTAGAGAATGGATATTGTGGTCCATTAGCTGAACTAGCATTTCTAACTACCGGAATTAACTCGGTAATTGGTGAGAACTCAGTTGTTTCACCTTCTGAGTCAACAAATCGGTATGCGTAAGAATAGCTGCCTACATTCAACCCGGTTCCACCAACGACATAATCATAACCTGATGAGCTTGGATCCTGTTTAATGAAAGCAGGTTTATATAAGATAGCTGAGACTTGAATCTCATATGCATCTAACTGAAATTCAGAAAAGTATTTATCAGTACAATTTGTAGAGCTAGAATTATCAAGTAAGTCCTGAACATTAAAAACTAATGGAGGCGTATTGTTATTTGTTACATAAAATTCACCACCTACACAGCTTTCATTCTTATCGTACTGAAGTGGATATGATAAACTAAATGGTAAATATTGAGAGTAAGCAACAATAACACCGTCAATACGAATCATTGGTTTTTCACTTAACTCATTTGATGCCCATATTTCTACAATGTGCCCGTTGATTTCTTGGGACATCATGCATTGATACTTAGTAAATGTAATGACTCCTACAGGTTTACATCTATTATCAATTAATGGAAAAAGTATTGACTCTCCTTTGATTTTTTTCTTAGCAAAGTTATCTCCATCCATAGAGATGCTGCGCATATTAAGCGCATCTACGTGCTCTCCTTGTTCACTAGAACCTAAGAACTCATTATTGGTATCAGAATTAATACCTTTTTGATAAGTTTTAATATCTTGAGGATGGTGCTGCTGCTTCATATTATTTATTAAATGGGAAACGCTTATTTAAGGTATCCTTGCGTTTATTACAAGAGCTACAACCGCCACTAGTATCGCCAGATGCCTTAGCAACAAATTTAGCAACTTTATCCATTTGAGTAATTCTAGCGACCTTTTCTACAACATCGCCAAGACCTTTAATTTCAGACATTTCAAATATGTTTCTATTCATTGCATAGCCCTTTTAACGGCTTTCTTTTTGAATCTTTCTCCAACTCCAGATGATTTTCCCTCTCGATATACTTTAGATCCTTTAGACCATAAATCATGAAAAGACCACCATCCAGCTGTTAATTTTGAAGAATTACCTTCTCCAGCATGGCGTCTACGATATTGCTTTCTAGCCTCTGCGGAGTAGTTAGAGCTGTATCCTTTTGCCCCATAGCGAACAATTTTTTCTTGTCCATTAGAACAGGCTTTTACAACTCTTTTATGCTTTCCATCATTGGCTGACCTTGGCCTATTGCATGGCATTGAATCCTTATCTATTTTACTCATAATTCATCACTTGTGGTACATACTTGAGATATATTCTTCCATAGAGGCTTTCTCTTTGGAGTCCATAGCCTTGATACGCTTCTTGGCTTTGTTCCAGCTTCCGTTTACAAGGTCATTGAGTTTCTGATATGCATCCGTCCATAAAGGGCGATACATTCTAACGTCACGAGCTTTCATTGCATTGTAGAACTTCTCTTCAACGTAGTCAACTACAGCACGCTCAAAGAATCTAGGGATAACAGGTAACTCACCGTTCTCCACGCCCATACCGTTATAAACAATACGAACAAATGGATATCCCTTACATTCTTTACTGAACATAACCAATCCATTGATTACATTGTAGTAGTATTTAGGACCGTAATAACCCTGCATATTGTGCGTATATACACGTTGGTTAGGCTGATAGATATCAGATCCGTTACTACCATCGTCTTTTACCTGTGCGGTGTATCCGTTACCATCGGCAGTATTGTTAAACAAACGTTTCCAATATACCATCTGAGTCTTTTGTGGATTACACAAAGAGCCATTGTACATATAGATTTCACGAATGTTGAATGTATTCTTAGGCATTTCAATCTGACAGCTCTCAGGAAATTCAACGTCCTGTTGAACCTTTAGCCAAAAAGTGTCAAATGACAACTCCTGCATAGCATCCTGAATACGAGATATATACCATCCCTTAGGAAAGCCCTTCTTGTAGTCTGTGTCATTCACTGTAGCAGTAACTTCTGCTAATAAGTGCTCTATGGATACGTAGTCGTTAGAAGTCATTATTGTGCGGTTTGTTGAGGTGTTGCATCAGGAGTAGGTACAGATCTGTTAGCGTATAACCTTGGATCAAGGTCTGCATTATCCTCTCCATCATTAATATTTTCTTTAGGCATTAACATGACAAATCTACCAAGCTGTAGTACCTGCATCATCAATTCCTGAATAAGCTCCTCTGGTAGTGGAATTTCCTCATCTAGATTACATAGTGTTTTAGGATCAAGAGTTGCTTTAATTGCAATCTCAACATCCTTAACAGGAACACACTCTAATCCAAGTAGATAGATTCTATTTACCTTAACTCCATCAATGTGATCTCCAATGCGATAGAAGTAAGGGTTCTGAGCGCTAGGCTTGGTATACTCATCTAGGTATAAGTGCTGAACACTACCTAAGTTTACACCTTGGAACCATACCTGAGCAAAAGAAGGACCTTCGCATTTGCAGGTTTCCTCATTATATGTGATATAGATTACACCGGAGTTATTAGGCAAATCCATAATTTGCACCGGTAAATCAATGTATTTTCTTCCTTTAGAATCGGTCTTAACTTCTATGCTATTAAACGTAGAAGTAAACAAGTCTGTATTGGTAACCATAGCTTGCTGTAAACGCATTCTATTGGCTACAACCATAACCCAGTATAGGATTTGGTTTAATGTGAAATCAGCATCATCAAAAGCCGAATTGAAGCTTTTTTGCAAATCATGTATTACATATCTGTACGTCATCTTACATTACACTTAATAGTTGTTGAATATCTTGAGCTGTAACACCATAGATGTTAGTCTGATCACCTTGTTTGTAGGCAATGTAATTCAGTGCTTTATCAAATAGCAACTGGAATACACTATTAGGAAATTCTACATTCTGAGACAAAGAAGTAATGACTGATGGTTTCTTTGCCCAAAATACAGTTACTTTTCCATTGATGATAGACGGTCTGATTTCTATCTCAGCAGAATTAACTCCTGAGTTAAGTCCTTGGTAATTAAACGGTGATAAGTAGGCATACAATTTAAGAGCATCGCATATCTGATCTCCATCATATCCTGCCTCAAAAGGATTCGAAGCATTTGTTGCCCATTCTTCTACATTCAGTCTTTTACATGAATCGTAAGAAGACAAGTGACGTAAGTTGCTAAGAAAATAACTTTCTGTTACGTTAGGTGTAACTACAGGAGGATATCCTGCAATTACAGATGTTTTAGGATTAGCGTAGATGCCTAAAATAGTCCACACCTCGCTAGGGAATACGTTTAGGGAAACTCTAGAGGTGTCCGTTGTTTGGAACACCCCTGAGTATGCTAAGTCCCTAAAGAACTCTTCCCCTAATTTATCCTGACCATAAGCAGCATTCACTACGTTTGTCAACCATTTGACAGAAGCATTAATCGCAGGGATATAATCTAAATCATCAAGGTAATGATCAGAGTTCTCCGCATCGAGTGCGAAAGCCATTTGGTTGCGTAGATCCTGTGCTAGTATCATGGTTAGTTAATAATTGTTTTTTCAGTAATAACTCGGTTTGTACCACGCTCCAAGCTAGATTGCTTCAAGCTACCGTACAATAGTTTATCTTGCTGTGCTTTAGCACGCTCTGCCGTTAACTCAACAAGTTGTCTACGCATAGCCTCAGGGCTATTTGTAACTGACAATCCTTCTTGCTGAACACGAGCAATAACTTGCATATCAGATAAACGTGAAATAGACTGTTGAGCCTCCATCATTTTCTGTGCCCAAGTAGAATCTACTGCCATAGCTGATGTCATATTCTCAAAGAATGCGATACCATATTGGCTGTGGTTACGTAGATATTCAACTTCTAATGCAGAATTCACCTTGATAGATGAAACAGAAATAACTTGAACGTCACGGTTACGCTTACGTTTTGTGCGAACTAGCGGCTTGAATTTGATTGCACCATGCGGAGGTAAGCTTTCTACACCACGTTTTTTATCACCGTGAATAGAGAAGTTCATAGAGAATGCAAAGAATACAACTGGTTGTTCTAACCAATCATCTTGAAGATCCTCAACATATTTTAAATCAGCATCAATTTCTTTTTGAGCTTCTGCTGTTTTAAGTTTATTGATTTGACTTGAAAACTTATTAAGGAGTTTCTCCTCAAGTTCTTTCATCATTTTTTCCACGATTGAAACAGGAAGTGCTTCTTCTTTTTTCTCTACAACAACTTGCTCCTCTTTCATCTCTTGTGCGTTAAGCTCCTCAAATACTGTAGTTTCAGCTGTAGGAGTAACGTCTTGTACTTTTTTTACTGGCATAATTAAAAAATTAAAGTTTTAAAAGAAGGGAGGCCGAAACCTCCCTATCTAGTAGTTAACAGATATTACATATTAACGTCAAGGTATGCACAAGCAAGTGGGTTGTGGAATTTCACGCCCATGTTGCAGTCTACCCATACGTCACCGTAACGCTTAGGAACACCATCCTCTAATTTGAGTGTGTCACCTGAACGCTCACCCCAAAGCTGAGTACGCTTGATGTTTTTCATATCAAGAAGTACAATACGATTCTCGAAAGAACCTGGGAATGATGCCTTATCTTCGAAACGTTTGAACGGAACGAGAACGATACGTGAAGAACCAAGATTGATTTCTTTCAAGTTCAACAATGCGATCTCATCGTTAGGTGCGTAACGAGTAAGTTCTTCTTTGTAAGCCAAAGAAAGTGCACGGTGCATACGTGGAGTCATGTAAGCCATACGAGCTTGACCATAATCACCATATTCAGAAGACAATACGATATCTTCGAATGCGTCTACCAAAGTTGCAGTAGTTGCAACAGCGTTAGGAGCACCAGCTTCTACCATAGCAGAGAATACACCACCTGTAGTTTTAGCAGGAGTACCGTCAGCAGTGATGATCTCACCTTTTTGACCAGTCCAGAATGCGTTAGAAAGGTCGATACGGTGTTGGTTGAACATCGCATTACGTTCCATTTCAAGGAAGTTAGAGGTAGTACCCATAGTCTTCAACTTGTGAAGCTCAACTTCAGAGTAACGGATAGCTTTGTTGAACAACTGAACGTAGTTTACACGCTCAATTGTAGAAGCACGGAAGTACTGAGCGAAACCGTCAGAACCATCATGGTCAACAGAAGATACGTTAGCAAGGATGTCATCAGCTGCAACAGCAGGAAGAGTGTCACCATTGTAAGGAGATACAGTTACCGTCAACAAAGAAGTGTCAACAGAAATCACACTACCTTTTTGTCCGTTAGGATAAGAGATAATTGTGTTAGTTGAGATGTTGTCTGTAGATGTAACAGAAATTGTTTGAGTTGTAGGCCAAGAAACAGCAGCAGAAGAAGCTGTAGCTACAAGTGGCTCACGTTGGTAACCCATCTCTTGGTAGAAGAATTCGTCAGAGTTTACTTGCTCTGCCGCTACCATGTTTAACAATTTCAAATCCATGAACTGCTGAGGAGCAGCATCAAAGATTGCACGGTTAGTCAACTTTTGTACGAGTAACGAGATATCGTGACCATACAAAGCTGCATACTCAGATCCTACGGAGTTGTAGTTCTGGTTAGTGAACTTAACGTTCGGTTCATTATATAAAGCCATTTTGCTTCAGTTTAAAAATTTACAATTAATTTACTATGCGTATGGATCTCCTTTGAATAAACCACTCAAGTGCTGTGCCGCCTGAGGAACTTGTCCTTGGTTTGGACCTGATGCTTTTTGCTTACGCAATTGCTTCGGACTTGAATCGACTATCTTTTGGTTAGCCACACTTTCACCTTGACGCTGGGCAATCTTCTTGACGGATTCCAACATCTTCTTGCCGTACATAGCATACGCAACTAATTCAGCTGCATCTTCTTTATATGTACCATCGGCATTCATGAAAAGATTATCTGCTTTCCCCTCAACCAATATGTTCCTGATCTTAGAGACCTCGGACTTACTGAAGTTAGGGTAAGCCTTACTTAGATTTTCAACGGAAAGGAGTGCCGTTTTCTTCAAAGATTCATGTTCGTTTCTTTGACGATTCAGGAAGTCCTCACGCTCTTTCTCTAATGCTTTTTTGTCATCGACAAACAACCTTTTTGTTGAACTCGCTAGAAGCTTAATCCTATTCTGGTATTCAGACTCAGAAATATCTCCATCTTCAAATTCAGAGATAATCTCATCGTACTGCTCACCAAAATAATGCTGGACAAGGCTTTCAGGATCTTGTTTAGTAAAATCACCTGAAAAGTCCAGTCTTTGAGTCATAGTCAATGCCTTCGTGTAGTCCTCACCTGATGCCCACATCTCAATAGATGCACGCAAATCAATTGGCAAAGCCTGCAAGTCAGCAGTTAACGCTTCGTACTCACGTTTTAATTCAGATCCCTCTTGGGCCTGACTTCTCCACGTTTCAACAGATGAAAAGAACTTAGACGCATCATTCACGCCATAACGACTAGAGATAAGGTCAATCATCTCCTTCGGTGGCTCAAAATTAAGTTTAATTTCCTTTGCCTTTTTTGGAGCTGACATGATTCCAAAGATGTCATCGGGAGAACCACCTTGGTCTTCACTATCATCTTCTTCATCTTCGTCCTCATCTTCCTCACCGTTTTGAGGTGCTTGACTACTTGCCTGTAAGCTAGACATCAAGTCTTTATACTCCTGAGAGTTTGCGAAGCTAGGGTCCATTCCGGCCAAAGCTTCAATTTGTCGAAGTTGTTCTTGCATCCCCGGATCTAGCTCTGCAACAGCTGGGCTGTCAAAGATATCCTGAGACGCAACTTGAACTTCTTTTTCGAAGTTTGTATCACTCATACTTTACTTTATTTGTTCAAAAATAATCATTTATTGCAAACCTTGCATTTTAATTATATCCCTTTCTGTTTTGGCATCTTCTTTCATAGCAACTTTTTCCATTTCTTGCTGATGTTTCATTTGATCCATGTCAATTTGTTTTTGCTCTTGCTCTTGTTGAGCTTGTTGCAACTGACCAACCATATCTGCTTGAGCTGCCATTCCTGCTGCCGCTCCTTCATTAGCTGCTTTATCAGCTTGTTGTTGAGCCATCAATTTATCTCTTTGGAATCTGCGTAGTGCATCGGCAACCAACTCAGGTGTAGCACGATTGAATAAGTTTGCAAACGTAATCTGATCAATCATACCTGCTTGAAGCAACGTAAACAACAATTGATTTGCTGCATTGATTCCTTGCTCAGGAGTTTCTGAACGCTTAATAAATATTCTATAGTCTTGCAGTAAGTGGTCTTTGGTAATCATAATTCTACCCAATCCATCATCACCAACCATCATAGCTAGTTTACGTGGGTTGTCGTGGTAGATAGCTTTACCAACTGTAGCCATATGCTCGTATGCCTGACGTAAGATAGATGTCAATGCCCAATAAAACGGCTCTTGTACTAGTGAACCACGCTGAATCTGAGCTTCAACAACTCCAACCAATACATCGCCACCACCTTGAGTTCCTGTCATAGCCTCATTCACACCTGTAACATCCTGAATAGATTGTTGTACAGCTTGAATAACTTGGAACATCTGTAGCGTTCCAGTACCAATGTTTGTTCCATAAGTACCAATAGCATTTTGTACTGATCCAACACGGTCAGTATCTACAAAGATTGGTTTAGATGAGTTGATGTTACGATTGATGTCTGCTTCACCATCTCTATCGTCAACAGCTGACTTGGAGATAACAGTACCGCTACCACGCATATTTGCCATCTGAGACTCGATAACTGATATAGTGCGGTTAAGGAACCTTTGTGGATCGATAACGTCATCTAGTGGCGTTAAAACCTCTCCACGGTCATATACCCAAGTGTAGCACTTATACGGGAAGCGAACGTTGGCAGGGTCGTAAAGGTTTTTCTCTTGGTAAGGCATAATTCCGTACTCAAGAACGATGTCTCCGTAGCCAATTTCCTCTTGAGGAATCATAATGCAGTAACGAAGGATATCTACGTAGATAGTCTGCTTCTTTTTGTTACCCATTTCCTCTTTATGTTTTTCAGTTTGAGGTTCAATCAGGTCTTTATCAGTGTATTTAGAAGTTGAATCGTTAACCATGGTGTAGTAAGGATATCCATACTCATCCATCACCCATCCATATTCTTTCTTCTCAACATCTTTCCAATATACTTCGTAAGTAGGAACTTTCCCACCAGGTATGGTGTAGATTCCATTTACAATTTTGTGCATATTGTTTTGATTCGTGTGGTTTGAGTAGTTCTCAATTGCCTCACGCTCATCGTTTGTTAAGTGTGGATACTTCTCAAAGATAGATGGACTATCCATGTAGTACCATTCACCCATAAACTCAGCATCAGTTAAGTCAGGTTTCTTAGCAGACATATCCCACAAGAAGAATAGTGGGTTTACAGATTCTGCCATGTAGTTTTCCCCTGCCTCATAACCTTTGTAGATACCTAATCCACAAAGAGCTAGGTTACGAGTGATTTGAGTTTTTAACTCATCGATGTTAACTTCATTAGCAATGAATTCAAGCAAGTTATTTATATCCTTTTCGTAATTCTCAACGAAAGTATTGTAAAACAACTCTTCTGTCTCCATCTCAGTGTCAAGAACAGGATTGTTTTCCTGGATAATTTCTTTTAGAAACGGCATTGCATCCCCAACTTTTTGTAGGGACTTAAGTCTTTTGAGTTCTTGCTCACGCTTGTTGATTACGAAATCAGACACGCAGTTGGCACGAGCATCGTATGATAAACGAATAGCATTACCAACGTACTGTTGTACCATTGGCTTGATAACGTTCTTTGTCCATTTAAGTCGGTTACGAACATCTCCTGACTCATCCAAGAAGAATGCTTCGATGTCCTCTTCGAATATCCACTGACCATCTTGACCTTTGAAGAATGACCAGTTGATCAAGCACTTGTTGATATATCTGCGGTAGATGTAATTGCTCATAATAGCAAGACAGTACTTCGCATATTCCTTGTGGTAGTCCTTATCCTTTTTTCCTTGTAGCTTATTAGGTCTAAGTCTACCTGTGCTGAACATATAACTCATATCACTTCAATACATCATTAATTTTAACAAGCACTTGCTTCCTAGTCTTCTTGTCTACAGTCTTGGCTCCGTATGCTGATTCTAAGTTTTTAATCATTCCCGGAAGCTCATCATTAACCTTGACAACTAAGTCAGTGTACTTTTTCTTTTCATCAATGTCCATGGCCGCAAGTGTCTGAGAGTCAAGGACAATCATTTCGTTCAATATTTCAAACATATATTGCGTCATCAACTTTGCCCTCAACCTGTACTCAGGATTGAATGACTCCATTTTTTTGACGGCATTGACGATATAGTCAGGAAGCTCCCCTCTGATAATCTCGCCAAGGTCTTTGCGGATATGGTAATCTCTTCCGTAGGTTAACTCTAGGGCTTTTGATAACCGATCCTTTTTGCTTAGTCTGTAAATTGGACTTGTTCTATTTCCAAGTAACCAACTAAGTCTTACCTCTTTTGCTTTCAGTCCTTTAAACTCGTCTATCTCAGCTAACTCAGGGTACTCTAACCTCAGATCGTTTTCTGTTTCTAGCCCGAATAGAACTAATTCAACTTCTTTTTCAGCCATAAAAGTAATAAAAAAATAGGGTAGACAATTTAATGCCTACCCTACAAAGATAATTAAAATTTAATTATACTGCTGGACAACCTAAGTAGTCTACATACTGAGTAGAAGTTGCAGCATAAGAACCGTTCAAGATTGAAGTCAATTTTGTAACAGTTGCAGCAGCACCAGCATCAGCAGCATTCAAGTATACCAAAGCAGTAACCGGCTTAGAAACCTCCATACCATTAACTAGGTTTGTGCGGATTTTTTTACGGTAAATAATTTGGTAAGTTTGGTAAAGAGCAGCAGAAACTAAACCAGCATTGTTGATTTGAGCAAGAACTTGTGATGGAGTTCCATTAGGAGATACCCATGCAGTAGAATCAGTAACTGTAGCGCCAACAGGAGCAACAACGTTCAATGCACCGTAACCTGGGTTCTTAGCTGTGATACGAACAGTTGTAGAAGAAACTACAGCAGCAGTAAAGTAAGCATTGATGTCAGCATTGATTTCAGCAACAAGCAATGTAGCTACTTCAGCAGCAGTTGGTGTAGCGTCTGTACCAACAGTGTAAGTGCGAGCTTGGAAAACAGCGCTAGTTTCAACACCTCCACTAAAGAAAGCTTGAGCGTAAGGAGCAGAAACAGTAAGAGTTACAAGACCATTTCCAGGAGTAGGGAATGATAATGGAACACCAGATAATTGAACATCAACTACGTTAGCAGTACCAGCAGTACCAGCAGTGTAGCGGAAACCAAGAAGGTCAGAAGCTTTGAGTTTCAAAGCAACAGCTCCAGATTCGTCTTTAATGCTCAACAAGCCAGAAGCAAGGACAACATCAGTAGCGGCTACTGGTGTGTTTAGTAATAATGCAGAATCAGCATTGATTACCGGAAGTTTAAAAGTAATTGCCATTTTAAATAAAATTATACACCGACCTAAGTCTGTGTGGTTAAAACAATAACCATGCACCGTGCATAGTACTTGGCAAATATAGACAAAAAATTAATAAAAAATTTTGGGTTTGGGTTTCTTTCTTTTTCTTTTTGATTAAGTATATGTGAGTATATACGTAGTATATACGAATATATAGTTAATCTTTTCTTTTCTCTTTTTCTTTTTTTGCTTCTTTTTTTCTTTTTCTCTTTTCTTATTTTTCTTTTTCTTTCTTTAATTTTTTTTACCCAAGATTTGGTAGATACAAAAAAGGTTCGTAGGTTTGTACCGAGACTAGCACCTCAGCATTTTTCTTCATAAGGTTTTTCTACCCCCTGTTTTCCTGCTAGTCTTACGGGGGGTTATTTTTTTAGTTATGGATAATTTCAGAGTAGTTTGCGTTAACGATTCCGGTATGCCAAGTACATTCCCTAAATCATCTTGGATCAAGAAAGGTTCAGTTTACACAGTTGTGGATGCAGCAAAGCTTGCTAGGCAACACATGGTTCTTGGATATAAGCTTGCAGAGGTGGACATTCCATCAAACTCTCCGTATGAGTATTTTCTAGCAAATAGATTCCGTCCGTATTCTGATGATGATGCTATTGCAGAAAAGTTGGTGGAGGAATTAATCGAAGAATTAGAGCTAGAGAATGTTTGAGATATTCGAAAAACTAGATAAGTTCAATGGAATTGTTTTCCATGAAGAGGAGCATAAGTACCTGTACGATGGTGTTGAGTGCGTATCGGTAACCACCATGATTAAAAACTTTGAGCCTATATTCAATCAGGAGCTCATGGCAAGCCTATACGCAAAGAAGCATGGCTTAGAGATGTTCGAGGTCCTTAAGAGCTGGGAAAACGTCAGAGATAGATCAGCGCTCGTAGGAACAGAGATACACAAGTACGCAGAAATGCGGTTCAATCAGAAATGCTATACGCCTGATCCTACTCATCTAATCCCCGTAAATTTAATGGGAATGGTGGAAGATTTTTACTCAATGGCTAAGGGTAGACTTATTCCTGTAAAAATGGAATGGGTTGTAGGTGACAAAGAAAAAGGAATCTGCGGAATGGTGGACAAGTTGTTCTACAACGTCAGAGCTAAAGAGCTTCAGATATGGGACTACAAGACTAGTAAGAAGATTGATTCAAAATCAATTTACAACAAGAAGATGAGGGGCCCAATTACGCACCTAGAATCATGTGAGTTAGTTAAGTACAGTCTTCAGCTAGGCGTGTATAAAAAAATAATTGAGAAAAATTGTCAAATTAAATTAGGTAATTCCTATATTTGTTGGTTAAATGAAGTGAATGAGAGCTTTAAGGTCATTGAAACACTTGATTTAAGTAATGAAGTAGACCTAATTTGGAATGCCTATGAGCACATCTAGTGCCTATTCAAGCAATAAACTTAAGCAAGTTTTAGAAAATAAGACTCAGCATTTTATCCTCAAATCTTTCGTGTATCCTGCCTTTGAGCATCACCGTAAGAAATCAGAATATCACCTGTACTGGATTAATATGAATAAAGGAGTATTTGAGGAGTACCCTAAGTACAAAAATATGTCCTGCAAGATGTTAAACAAGAAAGAGATGAAATTATTTCTTTCTGTTCTAAATGAATATCATCAAGCCGTAAATAATAAATACGGAATAGTATGGGAAAATAAAAAACTAGGCCTTGATAAAAACCTAGTTCTAAATCAATCTCAAGAATAAAATATTTTTATCCTACGTTAAATATATTAAAGTTCACAGATGGTGATAAAGGTCTCGTTGGATTAGTACCTGATGGTGTTGCTAAAAGCTTCATACCTGTAACTGCTGACCACCAATAAAATTTAATATATTGACCTGCATTTAAGGCAACTGTGTCTGATAACCTACCTAAAGTTTGATCATTTTGTGCTCCAGTAGTTGTAAATGTAAATGCTGAGTTTGGAACAATTACGTCATCTACAGTATACCAAATAGTTACATTGTAAGGTGATGAAGCTCCACCTGTAAAACTAAGTTGAACAGCAAAATCCATATAGTAATTTCCTGAAACGCTAACATTTACTCTATTGTCAGGACCTAATGTAAATCCATTAGCATTTTGTGTAGAGTTAATTAAAACTTGATTAGCAACAGTTGCTCCGGCATTATTTTGAGTTGTAGTATCAAAGAATGTTGCTGATCTTAAAAGTGTATCGTTGTAATTTAATTTAGATACAATATCATTTATATCCTCTACGATATACTTTTCATTGGTGCTCTGACCAAATCCTTTGAGTTGAGATCTTTGTTGGATAGACATAACTAATTATTTTATAGCAAAGATAATTGTTTTTAATTCAGTATTTTTAGGATGCGACCCGTTCGCTTATCCACCTTAGCCAACTTCATGCGATAATTCGTCTCTTTGGATTGGACATATTTCGTGACTACGTGTGTTTCTTTATCCTGTGACTTGATATTCTCAGGTTCGTACCTTGCGTGCGACTGCGCATTGATATATGCGAATCCAATAGCAAAGATGGCATCATCATAATCGTACCTTGTATCCGCTGCTTGATATCTAGTTTGGCGATGGCTAGTCGAGCTCTTCAAATCCTTCTCAACAAAAGTCTTGAGCTGCTCCCAGATCCAGGGAACGTCTATATTGATGCCGTAGGCATCAATCATTTCCTCCACTTTTGCAATAATCCTTGGTGCTGTGTTTGCTTTATTGGAAATGCCGAACCATTTCCCACCATAAGTTTGAAAGTATTCTGGAAGCTGCGTGTTTGCGGTAAACTTATTCTTGAATCCGTGTATTTCTTGGAAGTCTACGTGCATATCTCCGATGTTATTCTCTACTAGTTCTTTTACACCACCTCTTTTTTGCTGATCATAGTACAGACTTTGCAAAAGTACCTGTAGGTAAGTGTACTTAAACTTGCGGTCCCTATGAAATACTACAGAAGAAACGGAATTAGTAAGTGAATCCCATATGGCGCTACACATCATGGAGTGACCTGTCTCTGAGTTGATGGGGTCAGTCCCTTGATACCAGCGATTCTTCCATATCTCACCGTTTGGTGGATGGTGTACAATCATTGCGGTGGTGGATACGTCTTCTCTACCTGATGTATTGATCCATCTAGCGCCTGTAATGCGATATTCTGTGATTAGGTCTGGCGTAGGCTGCGACATATCCATGATAGGCTCAAAGTAACCATACTCGATGGGCACATCTTTGCCGTATATATCACTTAATCTTTGGTTACAGTAATGAATCGGAACGAGCGTTCTTGCTTTTCGCAGGAACATATCGTCAATTGTGATAGGATAATGCTGGTGGAACTGAACTTTGGCAACTTCTCCCTTCTTGGTTCCTTCCAATGCAAGGTATGCTTTACGTTCGTTGTTGATGTGTTCGTCTGTGACTCCTCTTCGTGCATAGGCGTTGAAGAATAATGGTATGATTCCATACTCGTAGTTTTTATCCCTCCACTGACTGAGTGCCATCTTGAACTCTGCCTCGAATACCGAGCCCCCTTTGTCCATTTCACCTCCTGTACCCCACGCTAAGAACTGCTGCTGCATGGTCATTTTGCCAGTTTCCGGGTTGTACTTAAATAAAGCAGGTCGACCTTCACGCATCATCTCACCGAATATGTCGAATAGACCGATCTCATCGATGAATACTGCTGATGGAGAACCCCCGTTGATTGCATCTACCTGAGGACTATCTACCTGAAAGCGAGATGCACCACCTTCGTCACGACCTTTCTTATCACCCTTCTTATCGAATGACATCACCTGGTCTGTCCAGTTTTTTACGTCCTGAGCAATATAGTCAGGAATCTTAGTGTAGGTCCACTTTACTTTATCTCGGAAGATCTCGACCCCTTTATCTTTGGAGTGGGTAACAAACTTTATAAAGTAGGACTTATTAAGGTTTACTCTCTTCATCCCCGCAAGACACATCGTGGTGGTAAAACCAATTTGTCGGGCTTTACCAATCATCATGGAGTATCCGCAGTCGAATAAGAATAAGAGTACTTTCTGTGCATCCCACGCCTGATAGCGCAGCATACCGTTTTCGGCTTTATCTTCTTTAATGAAACCGTATTTGTTACAGAAGTATAGTGTGTTGTCGTTACATTTCTGTATCTCTGTGGCCAGCCAGTTGTATTGATCTTCTTCGTTGTCGAAATCGGTTAACATGGTGTCATCCTGTAACCAGATCCTAGCTTGTTCGCAGTATAAATCGAAAGGCTTAAAACTTATCTTGTTCTGCCAGCCGCTGTTGATGCTATCAACCCAATCCACGAATGGCTTTGGGTAATCAAACTCAGCATGGCTAGGTTTCCAGTCGGTAGTAAGTATTGGCCTTCGAGCTACACCGTCTTTAGTTTGACGCATATAGCAGTTTTAAATTATACTCGTCTCTTAGTTTTTCCCATAGTAGGCTGACCAGCTAGAGGAGCAGCTGTTCTTTTCTCTGCGGAAACAGAAACAGATGTTGGCTTTAATGTAGCCATTGGACTCATAGGAGTTCTTTTTGGTGTATAAACCTCTTTGAGTTTGCTTTGCATTTTAGGATAACCAGCTGTTTTTCCTAATTCTTTACCAACTTTATTACCATAACTTCCTTTAGGTGGAACAGGGTTGTTGTTTTTGCTTTTAGGATCACCAGGTCCACTTGCTGCACGATTCGCAGCTGCTTGAATTTTAGATTTTAAGTTCATGATTATTTAATTTAAATATTATCCTTTTTTTATTTTGTTTAATGTAGAAGGAACTTGATTTCTGCCTATTGTTGATGTTTTTGATTCAGTTTTTACAGGACCAGTTGTTTTATCTCCATATCCATACTCTGTTTTTACATTAAAAGATTTTTTACCGGCAGAATATCCAGTTGTATCCATTGATGTTTTTTTATATGAATAAGGTTCAAAAACTCCTCCATTGGTTGTTCTAGTCGATTCAAATCTTGATTCTGTTCCTTTTCTTGATGAAACATTTACTTTTTTTGATCCTGCTGAATTTGAATTTTTTGGCTTTACAGGATCAATATTTGCTCGATTTGCCGCCGCCTGAATTTTAGATTTTAGATTCATTACTTACGTTTTTTAAATTTAGACATCATTTTTTCTTTCGCCTCAGTCTTTTTTGACTCACGTTTTTCGTGTTTAACCATAGACTTTTTGGATGGATACTTTTCTTCTGCCATAGATCCTTCGTATTCCATCAATGCTTTTTTAATTGCTCTTCCTTTCATTAGTCGCAGTATTTTTTATCTTTAGTATTCTTGTACATCAGTTTAAATGAATGTTTGCATCCACAAGACATATCATCATTAAGGCTATTGGGCGATGCCGGACGGCCTTCTACACGACCTTTGTCAGTATAGCTTCCATTCATTTTAGGGTTTGAAGCCCAGTACTTATCTCCTTTCATATCAATGTATTTGTCACAAATATACAAATAATTAGTACAAAAAATAAGGGGGCTATTACACCCCCTCAGATCAAAACAACAGATAAACAAACAAAAAACAATAGTTCAAATATAATAATTATAATGGAAACTTAATACTATCGATTAATTTTTCTGCTCGATCAGTATTATTTTTTTTATCAATAATTCTTTTGGTGTCTATGATGAGTATTCTGCTACCCACAGGTTTAACAGGTGCGCCACGCTCAACGTGCCAGCCTTTTGATCCATCACCGAACTCCTCTTTGTAGGTTCCGGTGATCATCATGTGGATCTGCTTTTGTTTGCTAAACCATCCGCACGCAGGGTTGTGGTCAATGGTATCTCTAGCAACATTGGTACATTTGTTCTCGTGGATATGTCCCATCGCAAACACCTCAAAGTCCTCATACATTTCTAGGGCACGAGTGAGGTTTATCTCACCACGCGTAACAATTCCACCGCCTCCACTTCCATGGAAATATCGCACCTTGGTAGATACTCTATGTCCAGGTCTAATGGTTTGATTTACTACAATCCATCCACCGTAACCTCCGGTCTGAACGTTAGTGTGGTTTTTGTAATTAAGTAGGTCAACAAAGCGCTGAAGTACATCTGTCTCATGGCGTTTAAGTATTGCGGTTTCGTGGTTACCATATCCTACAACGGTAATTAGGTGTGAGTATGGGCTAAAGAAATCTACAGCCGTTTCTATGATAGAATCTAGGTAGCGAATATTGTTATGCTCAGGACGGATATCAGATTTAGTACCCCTTGGGTCCCATTTCCCCTGCATGAGGCAGAAGGTATCTCCGTTGAACATCATCGGAATAGATTCTCTAAGGCAATAATCTAAATCTCTCTTGAGTAGTTTCCAGTCGCACTTAGGGTTGTCCCAGTGGATATCGCTGAACATAGCGAGTTTAACTTTAGTTCCATCCATCTTTAGTTCATGGATGTTTTTTGAGTGTCTAATTAATTCCATTTATTCGTTATTTGAGTACTGCTCCTCTAGATCCTCATTTCGTTGAGGCATACGATCAAATTCTTTTACGCAGTAGAAGAGCTTCTTAATTGTTCCTTTGTAAAAGTATATAGGGTTGACCATGTAGGTTCGGCGATTTTTTTCGATTGTAAATCTAATAATATCTTTGGCACAAAGTTCTTTGATGCTACTCATCACAAACTTCATATTCATATCCGTTAACTGTTGGATATCACGCAAACTGTAATTTTTCAAAGTATTACCGTATCCCATCTGTTGGGTCATAAAGCGCAACATACGATTAGCCGAAGGCTTAACTTGATTCATAATGGTAAGTGACTCAGTAAAGGTAATCATGTACCTCATCTTTTTCCTACGCAATAAGTTCGCAATGACATCGTCAGCCTGCGCATTATACCCCTCGGCAATAGGAACGAACTCTCCTCTCTGATTCTTGTAGTACAGATCCAGGCCCTTTACTTTTTGATTGATCACCCTGTCGGCCTCCAGCAGGATTAAGTCGAATACTATGTTGTTCATTTCTTAGATTGTAAATTACGATTCACAATAAGTGAATCCACATTAAGTTTAATTTTCTTTAGGTGTGATATCGTCTGCTTATGTCGGGTATGCTCATAGAATATCAATCCATTTAGAGCCCTCCCGAATTCAATAACACTCATATCTCCTTTCATCTTATTACAATCTCCACAGGCAGGTACTTTATTTGCATTACTCAACTTACCCCCTCTGCTCTTAGGTACTAAGTGATCTAATGTAAAACTATATTCATCAAGAGAAACTTTGCAGTATGCGCAAACATCAAGGTTTACACCGTTTTTACTATACCCCCTCATTTAAAGATTCTTTTAGTTTTTGATTATATGCGTATGCTGCTTTTGTTTCGCAATTAAACCTTCCCATTCTATGTTTTTTCCCATTGATTGATATTGATGCAACCCATTTACCTCGAGCCTTGTCAAATGTAACACCAATATAATTGCTGTATTTATTATTTCGGATGGATTTTATTGAGTTGACTCTTTGAGATGTTACCTGTAGATTAGACAAGTTGTTATTTAATTTGTCTCCATCAATATGATCTATCACTTGTTTCATGCCGCATCGTTCATAGCCAAGAAAGGTCATAGCTACCAAAGTGTGAATTCTGTACAAGGTATTCTTACCCGTCCATAAGTTAACAGAATAGTATCCCTTATTATTTAATGAAGGTTTTAATATATATTCTTCTTTTGGATAAGGTGTATTTTTATTCCAACATAATCTATTCAGACTTTTAACCCTGCCTAAATTACTTACCTGGTATCTAAATTCAAAGCCAGGTATATCTCTCCAAATTTCATTGACTGCTTTCATGTTGCAAATATATAAATTATATTTAAGAAAACAAGCACTTTGTAGGCACTTCTGTCAGAACAACTTGTGTATACTTTTTCACATACTAACTTGTTACTAATCAACAACTTACAAATAGTCTCTATATACTGTTTATCTCTACATGATCCTAACAGAATATCATTGATGCCCATAAATAAGTAATTAGGTGTACGCAGTACTCCTGATTGATTATTGCCGGGATAGTATCAGCCTGTATACTAATCATTTATTTCTATACACACGTCTGGTACTTGGATAGTACTACTACCCCTCCCCTTTTATATCGGAACTTTTATACAATTTAGTTATATACCTTGTGTCTCCTGGAAAAGTTTCTGTATTTTTTGAGGTTGACTCAGAATAGTTTCTGTATTTTTTGAGGACTTATACGCCTTAACCCATCCCCTCCCGTTCTCCACCGAAAACTCGCTTGCCAAAGTGCCTCATTCTCAGCAACTTAACTATCTTTTATTCAACCTTTAGTTCACGTTCTTTGCCTCATTCGTGGTTTGTTATGTATATACGTATTTATGTGGCGGATATAGACATACATCTAACCTATTTTTACTACTTAATTACGCTAAAAATAGCTACATTTTGTTCCGTTTGTTTGGGTCTTATTCGTTCTAAAAATACCCTTTTTTGTACTAAATTCATGTTTTTTATCAATTTGTAAATAACTGATTTTCAGTTAGTTATAATTTCAAGATTACATTTTTTATAATTTTTTATTGAAATTCAAAATTTAGTTTATATATTTGGAATGTCATTGAACGACAGCCAACGGGCTTCACATAGTTGCAATGACGGAACGATACGCAGCAATGCACAACGGGCGCAATGCTCGGCAAAGCTGCAAAGGTTTACGCAATGTTTACCGATACCTTTTATAGGGCGTTTCAAGTTCTTTGAAATATAGTTTAGTAGTTGTTTGCAGCCGTCCGCAAGGGGAAAAGCAAGCACGCAAAGTTGGACGACCAACAAAACATGGCACATATAAGAGTGCAGCGGGCTAATTTAAGGGATTTACTTTAGCCGTATACATGGGATTCAAAATGAGATATGTATATAGAAATACTACAAACGAGCTTTAAAAAAGGTTAACTGATGAGCTTTTATTAAGCGAAACGTGAGCAAGTTGAAATAATTACTTGCTGCGTCTTAACCACTTAAATTTTTTTATCATGAATGCAACTACAAAAAACACAGCAACAAAGAAAGCCGCAACAACTACAAAAGTAGTAAGCGCACCTAAAGCAGCAGCAAAGAAAGCAGCAGCAGCGCCAAAAGTTACTTATCTTGCAGAAGGTGTAACGGGCAAAAAAATGATGCAGTCAATTTATGCTGCAAACAATGCGCACAAAAAAGATATGGGCAGCTTTAGCCAATGTTTGAAACGTTCTTTAGAATTCGGAAGCGCTGAATTTACCAAAACTATCAAAGGCTTTGACGTCAAAGATTGCACACCGAAAAACTTAATCCCACTACGTAACGCAAAGCGTGGTGTTGATGCATCATTCAGTGTATACGAAGTATTGATGCTCATCAAGAAATTCTACCAAACAAAGTAAGGTTAACTGATGAGTCCTAAATGGACGAAACGCGAAGGGGTGTACTATGTATGCCCCTTTTTGCGTCTTAACCAATTAATTATCTACCAATGAAAAAGAACATTTTAATAGCCTTTATAGTATTGGGCTTAATAGGAATACTATGCTCGTTATGGCTCATGATGACCGCACAAGATGTAAGCAATTTCAGGCTTTCGTACATAAGCCTATTCGGATGGGGCATTGTGTTCGGGGCATCGGCAATAGCAGAATGTGAAACAAACTAAAGCAGAGAACAAATGAGAGTACAAATTAACAAGGTTTGGAGTGCAGAAGTACTGCGCCCAAGCAACAAGACAAATGTGTTCCTATGCAATCCTGGCGAGGTGAAGGGGCAATGGATAAGCATAGATAGGTACGTCAAGCTGAAGGAATTGGTGCGAAAATACACCAACATACAGGAGGTACTATACGAAGATCAAGAGGACTATACTATTCACTACTTAATACAAAAGCCATGAGCGCAGGAGATATCATATACCTATCAATAGTACTAAACTTTGTACTATTCATCAAGTACTTACAATATAGACCAAAGAAATAACATTCTGTTGTGGTAGATAGAGAAGAAAGGCGTGTCGTAACTGATGCGCCTATTTCTTTTACCACACAATACAAAACAACATGACACCATTTGAACAAGCACAAGAACAAGTAAAAAACGGAGAGCTAAAAGCCCCGAGAGTATCTAACAATCAAGGCAGCATAGACTACTTTGGATATCAATTATCAGTACACCATTTCAATCTAAAGATTATGGCATCAGGCATGAAATTCAAAGGCGTAAAGTTTACCGACCTAAAGAAATACTACGGACTAAAAGGTAGAACGGCAAAAGATTGCCTTCATCAGTACGAACAAATCATGTCCGAATATAAACAGAGTCTAAACAATTAATACAAAACAACATGAGAAAACTAATCACCATTACCGCAATCATTGTAGCCATGAGTAGCTGCAAGAGTACAAAGTATCACAGCTGCGATGCATACAATTAGAGACATCCTGGACTTATTAGATGAGTTCATAGAAGAGGGCAATGCTATGTGCATTGATGGCTTATGGCGTACACAATGTGCGCAGTATAGCAATAGATTAACTAAAGAAGAGTTAATCAAATACTTTATTAAGGAATACTATCCCGAATACAACGACAAATACTAACAACAATGAAATTACCACAAACAAAAATTACCGTCAAGACTAAGAAAGGTGACGGCATTACGTATCAAATGAAGAGCAGTGCAGATGCTGCCCAATTCTTCCGCACTATATTCGATGCGGATACAATACAATGGACTGAAGAGAGTGCCATGATCATACTCAATCGTGCTAATGAAGTTATCTCAGTAGATAAACTAGCAAGCGGAGGTACATCAGGTGTAATCGTAGATACAAAAGTAGTGTTCACTCGTGCTCTATCAGTAGCAGGGCATAGTATTATACTAGCACACAATCACCCATCAGGCGCACTCAAACCAAGCGAGCAAGACATTGATATAACTCGCAAGCTACGCAAGGCCGGAGATATACTAGACATACAAGTACTAGACCACATCATTCTATCAGATAGCGGATACCTATCAATGGCAGACGAAGGATATATTTAATAACCAAAAACAAATAAAAATGAGTAAGCAATTAACAAACGAAGACTTAATCAAAAACTTGATGAACTATAGCCCATACGGTGGACTATGCCAAGCTTTTATTATGCAAGGACTCGAAACATTCTGCGATGAGGTAATATCAAGGAAAGAAGAGATGATTAAAGAAGAAGAAGAAATGATGCTAGAAAACAGAATACCAATCGTATCAGTCAAAGGATGGGTAGGTATAGCTGAAGATATCAAAGAAAGAATTCGATTCTTCTACGACCAAGGTAAACTTAAATACTAATAACAATCTACCATGAAAAAGATAACAGCACAAGCAGTCGATGCATTCATGAACGCTCGACCATTCAAAAAAGACAACATGACAATAGAGGTGTTGCCAAATGTAACCATCATGAAGCTATACAGTAATCGCATTGCGTACCGATATAATGACCCTGAGCGCACTTTATCCATCTCGACAACAGGATGGTTCACCAACACCACGAAAGAGCGTCTAAACGCAATTCCTGGAGTACGCATACACCAAAAGAATTGGCAATGGTATCTCAATGGTGATCAATGGGACGGACAATTAATAGATGTAAAAGGATTAGGAGTATAGTATGGTCAAGTGGTTTTACATACCTGGCAATAAGAAAGGAGTAATGCATATTCAAGTACTTGATTGGGACACGAAAGAAGTCCTGCGTAATTGGAAATGCACAGATCAAATGGAAGCATATGAGTATCTCTCTGAGGTAACTACTCACTACTATGCAGATAAAGTAATGAACTATTTAATTAAGTAACTATGGGACGATATTATTCAGGAGACATTGACGGAAAGTTTTGGTTCGGTGTCCAATCAAGTAACGCAGCAGATAGGTTTGGGCAAAGAGGATATGAGCCAAACTATATTGAGTACTACTATAATGACAATGACTTAGATGAAGTTGAAGCAGAGATAAAAAGAATTGAGAATGAGTTAGGCGATAAGCTTGAGGTTCTCAATAAATTCTTTTCGGAACGCTATGGCTATAGCGATGCTGATTTATCTTCTATTGGCATCGACAATCATGACATCAGTGAGTATGCTGACCTTGGATTAGGTAAACAAATTAGAGATTGTATTAAACAACATGGCGTGTGTTCATTCACAGCTGAATTATAAACCAATATATATATACCATGAACAATTTAATTAACATTCAAGAACGCATGGACATCATGCAAGCAGAATTAAACACATTGCAGTTATTAGTAAATGACTTCAAGGAAGAGCAGAGTAAGCCAGTAGATAAGTATGAGTTATCTGACCTAGTAAGAGAAACCATTGTGCAGTTACTCGACAGGTTTATTGACCATAATGTATTCGATCAACTTGATAGATCACACCAAGAAAATGTATCAATTGGTTGCATTGACATCGATATCACATTCGACCTACAAGATATCGTATCTGATCAAATAGCTTCATCACATAGATTAGCAAATGATTTTGTAGATGAACTTATCAGAGAGCTAGATGAATTAAAAAATAATGAAGAAGATGAAGCTACTGAGTCCGGGGAGCAGCAACACCAAGACTGCTAAGAACCCAATCAAAAGTTACATCATGCATCTTTCACCATACAAGCAGAATAGCTATGGTAAGAATGTATGTGGTCACGCATCAGTAGGATGTGCTACGGCTTGCCTTAACTCGGCAGGTCGTGGTGCATTCTCTAATGTACAATCAGCTAGGATACGCAAGACTGATTACTTCCTATCGGATAAGTCAGCGTTCCTCTCTCAGCTTTGGGGAGAACTTACCACTGTCAACAAAAATAATGCAGAAGTTGCGGTGCGTTTGAATGGTACTTCCGACATTGACTTCCTTGGATTACTTAAACTAAAGCTTAATGTAGATGCGCTCAACACGTTGACTAACATTAAGTTCTATGATTACACCAAGAATCTCAAGCGTGCAATACAATACCTGGGCACTGATTATCATTTGACATTTTCAAGGTCAGAGACCAATGATTTAGAATGTATTGAGTATCTTAGATTAGGAGGAAATGTAGCTGTAGTATTCGATACGTTACCCGATACATGGAATGGATTTCATGTGGTAAGTGGAGACGAAGATGACCTCAGGTACACCGATGAGCGAGGAGTTGTTGTAGGCCTCGTTGCAAAGGGTAAAGCAAAGAAAGATACAACGGGATTTGTTATTAACCACACCGCATTAGGTGTATAAAATTATCTACCATGAAGACACCAATTAAATACGAAATCATGTCAGCAATGCTCAAGTATGTAACTAATGCGAGCGCTGACGGATACGGACAGCTTAAGACAATGGATGTATACGCTGTATTCGGAGACCGCACTAAAGAGTTCCTTGAGTACCTTAAGAAAGACCCAATCATCAAGGTGAGTACATACGGATGGACATATGGTACATACCAAGGCATCGGCGGCCTACATGACATCAAGGATGAGAACTTCCGCATGATGTGCCAAGAGGCTTGGGCAAATAACAAAAGTAAAACTGCAAACTTAAACCAATGGTAAGAGTATATTTCGAGAGAGGTGGGCACGCTGAGTTAGTCGCTGTGTTCATTGATGAGTACACATACAATGATTGTGTGCCGGCATTAGAGCGCCTATGTAAAGACATGGGCTTTGATAAGATGACTGAGTCGGTTGAGCACTCGTTAAAAAGTAGATTATTAATAAGCCAAATAGAGGAATTATGAGAATATGTGATGCAACAGGTGAACACATGACTGATGGCTATGTAGTTGACAACGGCAGCACGCTTTTGTACTTCAGTGAAAAGAAGTATTTAATTGAGCACCTACGAACACTTGAATGGATTGATGCTGACGGCAATGAAGTTAAGCTAGATGATGATCGAGACTTACTTGATTACTTCTATGCAGAGGAGTATTATTATTACACAACCTTTGATGATGATGACTACGATGAGGAGATTTGAGAACCTGATATACCTATTCGCCGGGATTGCAATAGGTATGCTTATGGCTGCAACACTATACGAAAAAGAAATACAAAAGGTATATAGTACTGTGCAGATACCCAAGACTACCGACATAACTGATGACGTTAATGATTATGCCAAGGGATACTACGAACACTTAATAAAAACAAAATGAAAAGAGTATTAGCGGATGATACACGTAAGTATCTATTGAAAACAATTATCGAAACTGAATTCTCAAAAACCCTTGGAGGCTTAGATGCTGAAACAATTGCAGAGCTATCACTGGAAGACGATGAGGAGTTAGTGTATACTATATGTGAAATAGCATTTAGCCTATCACATAAACTAAATGATTTAATTAATCTAAGACAACAACAATGAACAAAGAATTCGAATGCCTAGTAGGTAAGAAGATATCAGGTGTAAGGTACATGACTGATGGCGAGGCTAAAGACTTTGGCTTCTATAAGAAACCATTAGTAATTGTATTTGAGGGCGGTGACTTTATGCTGCCAGTACAAGATGACGAATGCAACGATGGTGGTGCAGCGTTATTCTTTGAGCGACAAAAAAATGGATATAAAGAAACACTAATCTATACAACATGAGTACATTTAAAATAATCTTCTTAGATATAAATGGAGATGAACTTTATTCAAAGGTAGATCGATTCTATGATGAGAAAGATGCAAGCCAATATGCCAACAAAGTTGTAGCAAACGGCAGACACAACGAACATTCATTTGAAATACATGAACTATGAGTACGTATCACATATTCTACACACGTAAGGATAAGTTACCAACAGGCATTAATATCTCTGCAATAAGTGAGATAGATGCAATAAAGAAGTTTACTTCTGAGCATCAATACGATGAAATAATATACATAGCTAAACAAGAAACGTTATGGTCACTTCAGAAGATGTAATACAGGTAGCTGAGTATCTCCAGATTGATATTAATCAAGGTATCATTAATGAGGTTCTCAGGAGATACAATGAGTATGCAATCGGTGATCACATAGAAGATCAATTCAGGGCAATTGAAATCATATTGTATGGAATCATATTGTAGATGATTAAAGTACTTGTACTACCTACATTGCTATTCATTATGGCAATAACATTCAAGTTTAATTCGTTTATTAAAGTAACCTATGGCATTATTCTAGCTGTATCACTAGCAGTCATAATAATAATCAAGACAATGAAAAAAAATGTAAATTAGAGTATGAAAATTATAGACATATTACTTCAAAGATTACCTGAAAGATATGTTGACCTAGTCGTTAGCAACATGGATGATTTCAACGTAGCGTACAATGAAGAAGGTACGCTTGCATCAGTAGAACTCATGACGCTATTTGATTGGGAACAGTCTAGAGAAGGCTATGACTTTTGGGACCAGGTGTACCTATACTTACTCGGTGAATCAGAACTACCACAACTTCCAATAGATATTATATATACCCCATCTACCGTGTTGGTGATGAAGGATGGTATGTACGTTATGAATTCGGGAGGATCCGGTATAAGTATCAAGTACGAAATCATTATGCCTGAGCTTAAGAAAGCAAATAAGAAGGCTAGTGATCAGGTTTATGCATGGCTTAATTAAAAAATATCACTATCAAATTTTTTTATTTCAAAATGTTTAATACATTTGTAGTGTCTAACTCCACCCTAGACACTTAGTTTTAGCATTATATCATGGTAGATATATATAAGACCCTAGTCGAGGTGGAGAAGCGGCTAGGGTTTTTTCTTTTTACATATCCTAAAGACCCGAAGTAAAGGCGCAGTATTTAAGCGAGATACCCCTCCGAGTCACAAGCAAGGATTTCGGAGTCTTAGGGTTCGAGAGATGGAATGATTCCGAATTAAAATAATTAATCTTAAATGATGCAAAAGGGTTTTCTCATGACTTGTTACCCGGCATCAGCCTCAAATGAAACTAAGAACTCAACGGAAGTAAGTTATATATGGTGATTAACTAGTCAACTCTTTGCTTTAGGGGGAGCAGGGGGTTGACTTGTTTTTTAATCACCTTAATTCTACGTCAAATCTAACAAAAGTAAGTTATGAAATCTAGAAAACGAATACACGTTAATCAACATCACATTAGGTCCAACAAGACAAAAGGTACTGATTTACCTGTTATAACAATCAAGCAAGGTAAAACAAATACCTACTGCAACGAAGTAAATATACTAGGTCCTAGTAAAATAATTTATTCTGGTTCTGGTTGTGATGTAAATCCTTTATTAGGTTGTGGCGCAAGAGTAGTTATTGAGACTTATGCCGATTTAGAAATAATAAAATAAAACAATGGAAACTAAATTAGAAAGATTAAACCCTGAACAGATTATGTTCAACTTGTCATTCATGTTTATGAAAAACAATCCTGAAATGACACTAGCACAAGCTTGTGAATTCGGTACCAAGTGTGGTCACGCAATCATCGAAGCATTCCAAAGACAAGGATTAGAACCACCTAAAGAATATGTTGAGGCAACATCACTGCTGTATACAAGATTAGTAGAACAAACTATAATTGAAAATGAAAAACAATGAATCAGACACCGAAAGATAAAGCGAAAGAACTATTTGATAAGTTCATGAAGCCAATAGACGGCTTACATAAATATCCAATGTGTTTTGATACGGCCAAACAATGCGCCATGATTGCAGTTGATGAAGTAATTGAGGCTTTACACGAGCATCATTGGCAAAATAGACTAATAATAGATTATTGGGAAGAAGTTAAAAACGAAATTGAAAATTATGGATAACTGGAATAAAGCTTGGGAAGAAGCAATGAGAAAAAGATTTAATGAGGGCATAGAGAAGTTGTATACTAGCATTAGTCACGGAAAGATTAGTAATGGATACCTTGACCTTATGAACTCACCTGAGAAACCTGTAAACGTAGAAACCATTACTGATCCTGTAATCGAAATGCTCAAGCAAAAATTTGATGAACGTAGCCAAGCAGGAATCAATAAGTATGGTACAACACTAGCTGATAATAACCACGATGATTTCCTTATGCACCTGCTAGAGGAACAGATGGACAGCTGCGCATATCTAATGAAATTAATCTTAGATAGAAGAGGTAATAATTTACCTGATATTAAATAAATTTTTTGGTAAATAAAACTTAAGTTGTTATATTTGTAGCAAATCAAATCACTTATGAACAAAAAGAAAGGTATTCGAGACCTTATGAAATCGAAGCGATACAGTGCTGTGCACCTCAAAGAAGCTCTAATTGAACGCAATGTTCCTGGCAATTGGGATACGTATCAGAATGTTTACAACTTAATGTCCGGTAGAACTCCTCGTGATTCTTATGCCTTCATTGTAATTGCAGATTTGCTTGATGAAGATCTAAGAAATATCCTGATGAGATACTCTACTGTACAGGAAGATGTAATGATTAATGTAAGAAAAGAATTAGAAGAAGATTTTAACTGGTAATTATGAGCGAAGAAACAATTGTATCATTCCATATGGATGTAAAAGAAAATAACTTTCAAATGGAGTTGAAAGGTAAACACAGCGATGTATTAGCTGCATTTTTGTATGCTATGAGTGAAGAGCCTGGGCTGTATCAATTAATGAAGATGGCATCATCCATCTACGAATCTCAAGATTTCAAGAATGAATTCAGTAAACAACAAACGCAAGGAGATGCGTGATAAAGCAGTAGACTTAATAGGAACTATAATCGGATTAATAATCTTAATTTATTTTTACTCATGAACTTAAATGAACTAACAAGACCATTAGATATTAGTGACATCGACTTCCGAGTACAGTCAATTAATAACGGTGGCTATGCTACAATATTAGCATACAAGGACGCACGTGTGGACATGGCACGATTAGATGCTGCTGTTGGACCATTAGGATGGCAACGTAAGCATGAGTTTATTAACGGCAAGTTATTCTGCCACGTAGGTATTTATTCTGCTGAATATGTTGACTTCGTATGGAAGTCTGACGTAGGTACTGAGTCAATGACTGAAGCAGCCAAGGGCGAAGCATCCGATGCGTTAACAAATTAATATCTGTTATTTGCCATTTATTCTTATATTTGCATTATGAAAAAATACATAGTATATAAAATAGTGTTTAGAGAACATATGGCAGTTTATGTTGGGTGTACAAGCAATTTAAAACAAAGACTAAGTCAGCATAGGGAGTGCAGAACAAACACTAGGATCTATAACTTTATTAAAAAAAATAATTTAGTAGATGATCTTGAGTTAATTCCTGTTGCTTCTTTTAATTCCAAGCGAGAAGCATTGACGTTTGAGAAGAGGTTTATATATAGAGTTAGTACAATGACACTATATAACATTTTAAATCAAACGTGGACTAAGGAATGTAAATTCCCTGCCTCTGGACTTAGTGGAGAGTTAAGCAAGTCTTCTAAAGAGTGGGCCGTATTAAATCTAAAAAGCAAAGAAGTTATGAATGTCATATCTTTGAAGAGCTTTGGTGATAAAAACAACCTTAACTATAAAGATTTGCACGCTTGCGCATTAGGTAAAATTAATATCTCTCAAGGATATAAGTGCTTTAGAAAATCCGAATGGGATTCTTTTACTGATGAACAAAAAGATTATTACGCTTCTGATGACTTCCTTAATAATCTAAAGGAAGTAAAGTCGCAAAAACTTTTTAATGTGAACGCAAAAGAATACATAGTGTTGACTCCTGATGGAGATAAGTTAAATGTAATTGGTTTAGATAGATACGCTGAATCAAAAGGACTTAACAAAGGTAACCTGGCCTCAACAGCAATGCCTAAAAATTACGGTAAGTATTGTAAAGGCTATCGAGCATTTAGAATTAATGATTGGAATAATTTTACACAACAACAAATAAATGATATTTTAAGCGCATCTAAAACCTATCGAATTGCTGGGAAGCCTAAACGTAAAGACGTAGGTAATCAGCAGCCAAGCTGTGGAAACACAGAAGGTTCAACGACTATCGAAAGCATGATTGATGAAAGTCAATTAGAAGCGAGTAGAGTAGGGCACAAGCTATTGGTGTCCGAAGCGGTAGGCATACGTAAGTATGATGATATAGTCTAATCTATATAGAAATATATAGCAGTTTAATAAACGGTTATGAATTTAGCGAGTCATAATGAATATAATGTTAAAAGATCCTGTTTCAATTGGGGTATTGGCCGTGAGTTGTATGACTATCCTGTAATCTCTGTCAAGCTTAATGACAATGAATGGACAAAAGATGGTGGTCGACCTAAGCAAACGTATAACCTTAAGATCCGTGATTGGACTTGGTACTCTGAGTTCACTGATAATCGTGTATCATTCCTTGCCGCTAAGGATGAGAATGGTAAGGTGAGATTCAAGTGGGGTGAGATGAAACCTAAGCAAGAAGAACCTAAGTTCAAGCCTGCTGCTGCACCTGTAGAAGTACAAGAAGAAGTACAACCTGCTCCAGTACAGGTAGCTGATGAAGCTAATGTCAAGGGCATACTTAAGCCACAAGCTGATGATGAATCTGATCCGGTACGTGATGCATTGATTTCTGAGTACAATCAGTTGTATGGTAAGAATCCTGATAAGCGAATGAAGAATGAGACAATCAAGAAAGCTATCCAGGATAAGGTAGATGAGATACTTGATGAGGGCTTGACTGAAGAAAATAAATTTGAAGAGGAAACTATCTCTGATTACTTTGATTCGGTAAAATCAATTACTGATCCTAAGCAGTTCATTCAATGGGCTAAGGATACGGTAGCTAAGTTTCCTGATGCGCCACAAGATTATGTGGATATGTTCAAAGAACTATGCAATGCTCACTACAAATCTATTATGTAATGGAGTACACTCGTGAGCAAAATCAACTTGTGTATACCTTGAAAAGAAGGATGCTTAAAATGGTTGAGGATTGCGCAACTACTGAGTGCAGGTCTTCATTAAGCACTATGCGTAATGATGTTATTCATACACTTGAGTTGCTAGGATTCGAAGACAAAACTTCTATTGATTTATTTTTTAACAAAGAAAACAATGATTGATATCTTTAAAGAAGATAGCGCAGGAATGGTTATAGCCTTGGATAATTTGTCTAAGGCTAACCTTTCTAGTATCGCTAGTCAAATAGTAAGTACCTCTATTGACGGAGGTTACGAAGACCCAATTGAAGCTTACGTTAAAGCTAAAGGTGTCGCAGAAATTGCTGATCAAATCATGAACGGACTGAAGCACTATGCTATTCAGGATGCGTATAAGTTTGAGAAGGATCAGAAAGTATTAGGTTGCTCGGTTGTTGTGAAGAACACACCTACTACCTACGACTACTCACATAACGATGAATGGTCTGAGATAAATGACCAAATCGTATATCTTAAGGACCGTCAGAAAGAAATCGAGAAGCAGATGATTCAGGCTATGTCAGTTGCCCAGCTAATCGATAACGATGGCGTAGTAGTTGAGCCTGCTGTAATCAAGAAGAGTGGCTCAGAGACAATACAAATTACAATACCTAAGTAATGAAAACAGCAGTAGAATGGTTAGTGCATGAATTAGGTTTAGATTGCACAACTGACCACGAAGATGAAATTCAAGAAGCCAAAGAAATGGAGAAGGAATATATAGTTAATGCTCATTATCAAGGATATAGACCTTCTATTGGTACTACAGAAATATCAGAAAAATACTTTAACGAAACCTTTAAATCAAAATAAGATGAGAAAATACATAGGGTATTATAATACCAACTTAATTATCAAAACACGGAATGTGAAACTTAAACAACAAGAACAATGAAAATAATAAGGCGAACAATGAAACATTTTATATTAAGACTATTATTTGGTAAGCCATTAATTATGAGTGTTTATCAAGATAAGTATGGTAATAAGTATGGAGGATTTATACATGAACAAGATGATAAATCATATGTTGATACAACTTCTCATATTGAAGAGCCAACTTATTTGGGTGAATTAAAAATATACTAAACAACAAGAACAATGAAAGAGAAAGAAACAGGATGGGTATCTGCTTTAATTAAGTGTGACCTATGTGCTCATGAATCATTGTCAGTACATCATGTTTCTTGTGATAAGCTTGAGTGTGTTAATTGTGGGCATATGTCTCACTATGAAGTATTAGAAAATTATAAATAAACAACAAGAATAATGATGATGATTAATTTATTTATATCCACTATTTTAATATTATTCACTATAATAATGGTTGGTATTAAACTAGAAGCAAAACTTATTAAAATTCAAGAAGACATTAATAAACTTAAACAACAAGAACAATGAACATATCAGAAGCAATAGGGATATTGAGACTACACAGAAAATGGGAAAAAGGTGTAGACATTGTAAAGATTAGCACAGAAGACTTACAACTGGCAATAGATACAATCATTGACTTACTTGACCCTGAATTTATAGTAGGTATGACTCCAAATGCTTGGGACTTATCCTTCATACGTAAGTTACAGATAGAAATAGGTAAACTACCATATCACCAAGGATTAGATGATGGTGGTTTTAATGATGGATTAACTCAAGGTTTTGAACAAGGAGCACAATGGGTATGGGATAACTTTAAACTAGAAGTAAAATGAAAACAGGAACATCAAGTCTTATGGACGGTAAAGATTACCAACAAAGAAAAGTTATGAGAATAGATGACATTAATGCAATGGCTGATGTAGACATAAGAGAGAATGAACGACTTGAGAAATTAGCTGAAGAACAATCTAAAATACTAGGTTGGGGAGAATATCAAGGACTTTCTGAACAAAATGGGTTTAAAGATGCATACATAAATGGATACAACAAAGCAAAAGAAACTTTATATACAGAAAAACAAGTTAC